ACTCAATCCTTAGAAAATACCATTGACCCTCCCCAACTTGTTGACCTGGAAACCCCCCCCGTCACTCTCTGAAACAAAATAGGGTGGGGGGTATATTTTTTCTGAAAAGGGGTCAACTTGTTGGGGGGCTCTCGTAAGTTGTTGATTATGAAGAGAAAATATGTGCATTCTAAAAAAGAATTGTTGGCGATGTCACGGCCTGGTCGGTTGACGGAAGAAGATTGTTTGGAGAAAGAGATGACGCCCAAGGAGAGGAATGTGTTTTTAGTGATAGATGAGCATTGGAAGAAGATGGGATATGGGCCGTCTTATGAGGATATTATGAGAGCGACTGGGGATAAGGGGCGGGCTAATCTTGTACGGGTGATTGATAACTTATGTAAGATTGGGGTGTGTAAGAAGCTCGCAGGGAAAGACAGGAGTGTTAGGCCGGTGTATATTAACTTCAGGAACATCGAATGAATGAAGCTGCCTTGATGGAAGCGATAGAGAAGATGCCGCCGGAGATGGCGTCTGAGATGTGGGAGATGTTTGAGTTCTATAAACAGAGTTTGGATGTTGAGAAGGCCAGTGACGACTTCTTGCAGTTTGTAAATGAGATGTGGCCTGGGTTTATACATGGGAGACATCATGAGTTGATGGCGGAGAAGTTTGAGGAGATTGCGACTGGGAAGATAAAGAGGCTGATTATTAATATGCCGCCTCGTCATACCAAGTCTGAGTTTGCGTCTTTTCTTTTGCCGGCTTGGTATCTGGGGAAGTATCCTGGGAAGAAAATTATCCAGACGTCTAATACAGCAGAACTTGCGGTCGGGTTTGGCCGGAAAGTCAGGAACCTGGTGGCGTCAGATCAATACCATCGAATATTCCCCAATGTGAATCTACGGTCAGACTCTAAGGCCGCGGGACGGTGGTCAACAAATCAGAATGGCGAATACTTCGCTATCGGTGTGGGCGGTACTGTGACCGGTAAAGGTGCGGATCTGCTTATCATCGACGACCCACACTCGGAACAAGAAGCAGCTTTAGCCCAAGGAGACCCTACAGTATTTGATAAAGTGTATGAGTGGTACACATCCGGTCCTCGCCAGCGTCTACAGCCGGGAGGGTCTATTGTGGTGGTGATGACCAGGTGGGCCAAGAAAGACCTAACCGGTAAGATCATCCAGTCCATGATCGACAGGGATGGGGAGAAGTGGGAGGTTATACAGCTGCCGGCGATTATGCCGTCTGGTATTCCACTGTGGCCAGAGTTTTGGAAGTTAGAAGAGCTGGAAGCCCTCAAGTCCGAACTTCCCGTTGCGAAATGGAATGCCCAGTACATGCAGTCCCCAACCTCGGAGGAAGGGGCTATCGTCAAGCGGGAGTGGTGGAAGATATGGGATGAGGATAAGGTTCCCGTGTGTGAGTATGTCATACAGTCCTGGGATACTGCGTTTACCAAGAACGAACGAAGCGATTACTCTGCATGCACGACCTGGGGGGTGTTCTATCTCAACGAGAACGTCAGAGATCCACACGTCATATTGTTGGATGCGTTTAAAAGACGGATGGAGTTTCCGGAACTAAAGCAGGTAGCGTTGGAGGAATATAGGAATTGGGAGCCAGACGCGTTTATCGTCGAGGCCAAGGCATCCGGAGCACCACTTATTTATGAATTAAGGGCGATGGGGATACCGGTGCAGGAGTTTACGCCCAGTAGGGGAAATGATAAGATGGTGAGGATTAACTCAGTGTCCGATCTTTTCGCAAGCGGAAAGGTCTGGGCGCCGCCTACAAGATGGGCGGATGAAGTAATCGAAGAGCTCGCTGCTTTCCCCAATTCAGACCACGATGACCTTGTGGACTCAACAACACAGGCATTGTTAAGATTCAGGAAGGGCGGGTTTCTATCTTTAAATTCTGACGAGAAAGACGAGCCGTCTAGTTATCGTCGCAAAGCTGCCTATTATTAAGGATCATCATGATTGAAAAGTCACTCAACCAAGCACCAGCCGGACTAGAGAGTTTAGCTCAAGATCAGGAGCCCGTGGAGATAGAAATTGTTGACCCAGAAGAAGTCCACATTAAGGCCGGTGATCTTGAGATCGATGTGGGCAAGGGGGAGGATGAGGGTTTTGACGACAATCTGGCCGATGAAGTTGATGAGTCTGTACTGGTAACGCTGGCTGGCGATCTAGATAAGAGCATTGAACAAGACAAAAACTCCAGAAAAGACTGGGAGAAAGCCTATACAGAAGGGCTTAAATTACTCGGCTTACATATAGAAGAGCGCACAGAGCCCTGGAATGGAGCGTCTGGTGTGTTCCATCCCATGATTACCGAGGCTGTAGTACGGTTTCAGTCTGAGATGATCACCGAGACTTTCCCCGCCAGAGGGCCGGTACGAACCAAGCTGATCGGTAAAGAATCTCCTCAGATGAAAGAAATCGCTATCAATGTCGAAGACGACATGAATAACGAACTGACAGAGGTAATGAAGGAGTTTCGACCAGAACACGAGCGCATGCTTTGGTCTTTGCCGGCGACTGGCTCTGCATTCAAGAAGGTGTACTACGATCCCAATTTAGGACGCCAAGTATCCATCTTTATCCCTGCCGAAGATATCGTGTTGCCTTACGGCACAACAGATATGGATACCTGCTACCGTGTGACGCACGTCATGCGCAAGACAAAGAATGAAATCGTAAAGCTACAGAATGCCGGCTTTTACCGCGATATAGAGTTGCCCGATCCCAGCAGATCTAAAGAAGAAATCCAGTCGGCAAAAGATAGGGAGACCGGATTCAGTGACCTTACCGATGAACGATACACTCTTTATGAATGCCACGTTGATCTTGATATTGAAGGATTTGAGGATCAAAATGATGACGGTGAAGAAACCGGTATCATGGTTCCATATGTTGTCACGCTAATTAAAGGCACGCATGATATCCTGTCCATAAGGAGAAACTGGAATGAAGGCGACACGCTCAAGCTTAAAAGGCAGCATTTTGTCCACTACCAATACATACCCGGCTTTGGCGCTTACGGGTTCGGATTGTTCCACCTCATTGGCGGCTTTGCTAAATCTGCCACCAGCATCATGCGACAGCTCATTGATGCTGGAACTCTATCGAACTTGCCTGGGGGACTCAAGTCCAGGGGCTTACGCATTAAGGGCGATGATACCCCAATTGCTCCAGGGGAATTTAGAGACGTAGACGTTGCCTCTGGGAATATTCGGGATTCCATCCTGCCGCTACCTTATAAGGAGCCGAGCCAGGTATTGATGACTCTCTTGGGAAGTATTGTCGAAGAGGGACGCCGATTTGCTGCTACTGCCGATATGAGTGTGTCGGACATGTCCTCACAGACGCCAGTCGGAACCACACTTGCTCTATTGGAGAGACAGCTAAAGGTATTGAGTGCAGTCCAAGCGCGTACTCACTTTGCTTTGAAGCAGGAATTAAAACTACTCAAAGACATCATTCGAGATTACACAGACCCAGATTACTCATATGATCCAGAGTACGGCGGCAAAAAATCCAAGAAAGATGACTACGATAAAGTTGACATCATTCCCGTATCAGATCCTAATGCAGCCACTCTTTCACAGCGTGTAGTTCAGTATCAAGCTGTGATACAGATGGCGCAGATGGCCCCCCAGATCTATGATCTGCCGCAGTTACACCGATCAATGTTAGATGTTTTGGGGATTAAAAATGCGGATAAGCTTGTACCATTACCCGATGATCAGAAGCCTGCGGATCCTGTATCTGAGAATCAAGCGGCGCTTAAAGGCAAACCGCTAAAAGCTTTTCTGTTCCAAAACCATCAGGCGCATATCCAAGTCCATCAGTCGATGATGCAAGACCCAACAATTATGGCCATCGTTGGACAGAACCCACAAGCGCAAGCCATCATGGGAGCACTGCAAGCCCACATGGCCGAACATATGGGCTACTTATATAGACAGCAGATCGAAGAACAACTTGGCATGGCACTACCGCCCGAAGACGACAAGATGACGCCTCAATTGGAAGCGGCATTGTCAGGCATGATGGCTCAAGCCGCCCAACAAGTTGCCCAACAGCATCAAGCACAAGCTGCTCAACAGCAGGCACAACAGCAAGCGCAAGACCCAGTATTGCAAATGCAGCAGCAAGAGTTGCAAATTGCCCAACAAGAAGTCCAGATCAAAGCGCAGAAACAAAAAGCCGAGGCGGCTATTGCTACGGCTAGATTGGCTCTCGAGGAACAAAAAGCCACTGCCGACATACAGCTTAATGCGATGAAGACCGGTATTGATATGAAGCACAAACAAGCTTTGATTGCCTCCCAAGAGAACCAAACTGGAGTCAAGTTGGGAGTTGATATTGGAAAGCACAAAGCACAGCAAGATCTCACGGCACGCCAGGCCGCTCTACAACATGGCGTTGATTTAGCTGATAGATTGAAAGGCAAAGAATGATCCAAGACTTCGCACGCGTATTGCGCGACAAATTACGCACCGACATGAACAACTACGCCGATGACATGGCTGGTGGTGCTTGTCGCTCTTTTGAAGAATACCAAAAACTCTGCGGGCTAATTTCAGGTCTGGCATTGGCAGAGCGTTATCTCCTAGACCTGCTGAAAGAAAGTGAAGAAGACGATGAGTGATTTGATTTTACCCGCTGGTGTTTCTATGCCAGAAACCATCCAACCCGTGGAGGCACCACAAGAGGATGCAAGCAATGAAGAAAAAGCCACTGTGTTACCAGAGCCGACTGGGTACAAGATACTTTGCGGGGTGCCCGACATCTCCGAAAAGATCGATGGAACCACGTTAGATCTGATAAGGCCATCCCAATTTGCAGCACAAGAACAGCACGCCACAACCGTATTGTTTGTGTTGAAAGTTGGTCCCGACGCATATAAAGATCCAGAAAAGTACCCCACCGGCGCGTGGTGTAAACCTGGAGATTTTGTGCTAACCCGTACCTATTCTGGTACGCGATTCAAAATATTCGGCAAAGAATTTAGGCTCATTAATGATGACCAAGTCGATGCCGTCGTCGAAGACCCACGCGGAATAAGCCGCGCATAAAGGACCATCATGAACGAAGAATTTAAGTTTCCCGATGAAACCGAAGACACTTCCAGTCCCCAACAAGTTGAGGGGGAAGAGGAAATTGAAATTGAAATCATCGATGACACACCAGACCGGGATAAAGGCAAACAACCTTTAAACAAGGAAGTTGCCGATCCCACAGAGGACGAGATCGCCAGTTACTCACAGAATGTCCAAAGCCGCATCAAGGAATTGACGCACGCCAGACATGATGAGAGACGTAAAGCCGAGGCGGCCATGCGTGAAAAGCAAGAACTTGAGCACCTTACGCAACAGCTTTTAGAAGAGAACAAGTCTCTTAAAAACAACGTGCAGCAAGGCCATCAAATTATTGCGTCTTCAGCCAAAGAGAAAGCAGAAGCAGATCTAATATTAGCTAGAAAACAGTATAAAGAAGCTCAAGAGGCCTACGATACTGACGCTATTATTGCTGCTCAAGAGGCTTTAACGGAGGCAAAATGGCGTATTGAGTCATTGAAAAATTACCGTCCCGCTTTACAAGAGCGTGAAAATCCGGTACAAACTCAACCTAGACAGACACAAACTGTTCAACCAGACGAAAAATCCCTGCGCTGGCAGGCAAAAAACCAGTGGTTTGGATCGAACGGGTTTGAAGAAGTTACCAGCTTCGCACTAGGGCTGCATCAAAAACTGGTCAATTCGGGTATAGACCCGCGCTCCGATGAATACTATCAACAGATAGATTCACGCATTAAGAACACGTTCCCGGAAGTATTCGGCGAACAAAAACCGGCACAAGCCGCAAAGCGTCCTTCGAATGTTGTTGCTCCAGCGTCTAGATCTACGGGCGTAAAAAAGGTTCAACTGACTCCGACGCAAGCTGCGTTAGTGAAGAAGTTTAATCTTGATCCCAAGAAATATTACCTTGAACAACAGAAATTGGAGGCACAAAATGGTTGATGTTAAGAAAACTCGTGAGATTGAAGTTCGTGAAAAAGAGGTTCGCAAGGAGTACAAACCTTCGAGCCAGCTGCCCGACCCTACACCCGAGCCTGGATATGTGTATCGTTACATCATGACGCACATACTTGGTAAGGCGGATCACACCAGATTGTCTCGCATGAGACGTGACGGATGGGAACCAGTAAAGGCGGCAGACCATCCTGAGCTAATGCTTGATGGGAATAATGAGGGCAACGTAGAAGTCGGTGGTTTGATTCTGTGCAAAAACACACAAGAGAACTTTGACGCCTACCAGCGCTATTATGCCAAGCAAGCACAAGACCAGATGGAATCAGTGGACAACAGTTTCATGAAAGACAATGATCCCAGGATGCGCAAGTTTTCGGAGAAAACATCGACGACAACTCGCGGTGCTGGATTTGGCGCAAGATAAACTTTTTAGGAGTCTTTAATGGCATATCCAATCATTCCCGCCCCTTACGGGTTCAAGGCGGTCAGTGAGTTTGGTGGTTTACCCTATGCTGGTTCTACTCGCATGTATCCCATCGCTACTGGCTATAGCACCTCTTTGTTCAATGGCGACATTGTTCAATTGTCAGGTGGTACTATCGTAACAACAACAATGTCTGCTGCCTCTAGCCCCGCTACTGCTGTAGCCGGTACACTAGGTATCTTCGTTGGTGCTGAGTACACAAACTCATCCAGTCAGATCGTTCGCGGTCAATACTGGCCTGCAAACACAACATCTAACTATGCCGTCGGCTACGTTATTGATGATCCCCGCACTGTGTTCAAAGCAGTGATGGTTGCTCAAGGTACTTCCTTGTCCAACACAGCTTCAACAGTTGGTTATGCTAGCGCAACTTTTATTGGTACAAACGTCTATGCCGTCACAGGTACAGCCGGTAATACCACAACTGGTGACTCAGCAATGGCCGTATCTGGTGCAGTTATTAGCTCTGGTACATCTGGTAATACTCGTATTGCTACTTTGTTGCCCTTCCGTGTTGTTGGTCTCGTTCAAGATACTGCCGTTACTTATACTGCCACAAGCGGTACAGCAACTTCCAGTAGCTCAACATTGACCATTACCGCAGCCAATTCAAACATTCAGCCTGGCATGCAAATCATTGCTCCTGGCGTGACTGGTATGGCTCAAGGTAATTACCTAACAGTAACAAACATCAGCAGCACAACCTTGACGTTGTCTGCCAGTGTTACCGTTCCTGCTGGTACTGCACTTTCTTTTGTTGGTTATCCTGAAGTTTTGGTGACCTGGAATGCAACATTCCAAGGCATGACCAATACTGCTGGTGTTTAATTAAGGAGCACTTAAATGGCTATTTCACGCGCACAACTGCTTAAAGAGTTGCTCCCTGGTTTGAACGCATTGTTCGGTCTAGAGTACGCCCGCTACGGCGAAGAGCACAAAGAGATCTACGAAACTGAGAAATCAGAGCGTAGCTTTGAAGAAGAGACAAAACTGTCAGGCTTCTCAGCCGCACCAGTCAAGGCCGAGGGCACAGCCATCAGCTACGACAATGCGCAAGAGGCATTTACAGCTCGCTATAACCACGAAACCATTGCTTTGGGTTTCTCAATCACTGAAGAAGCGATTGAAGATAACTTGTACGACAGCTTGTCTGCTCGCTACACCAAAGGTTTGGCCCGTGCTATGGCATACACCAAGCAAGTCAAAGCTGCCGCAGTTTTGAACAACGCTTACAACGCTCAATACGTTGGTGGCGACGGTGTATCTTTGTTGAACTCTGCTCACCCCTTGGTGAACGGTGGCACAAACGCCAACACTCCTTCGACAGCTGCTGACTTGAACGAGACTTCTCTTGAGAATGCCGTCATTCAAATCGCCGCTTGGACAGACGAGCGTGGTCTTTTGATCGCCGCACGCCCCAAGAAGTTGATTGTTCCACCAGCACTAATGTTCGTTGCAACACGTTTGCTCGACACAGAATTGCGCGTTGGTACAAACAACAACGACATCAACGCTATCAAGAACAACGGTTCCGTTCCAGAAGGTTACACAGTTAACCACTTCTTGACCGCTACCAATGCATGGTTCTTGACTACTGATGTGCCTAACGGCCTCAAGCATTTTGAGCGTACACCGTTGCAAAATTCAATGGATGGTGACTTCGATACAGGGAACGTGCGTTATAAATCACGCGAGCGTTATTCGTTTGGCTGGTCAGATCCATTGGGAATCTACGGTTCCTATTAAACAAACCAGGTCACAAGCCTGTTTGGAAGGGCCCTCAAAAGGGGCCCTTTTTTCTTGTTGACACGTTTAAAAAATAGTGTATATTGTGGGTTGTCTGGGACTTTTATCTCTTGTTGCCAACCCGCCCAGGGGTCACGATGCAACGATTAACAAGAGACTTTTGCATAAGGAATTATCATGGCACGTTCCACCTTTGAAGGCCCAATCCTATCGGGCGACAACCGTTTTGGCCCTTTGCGTGACGTTGGTTACACAGAGTTAGTTCAAGAATGTTACATTGACCTCTCCAACTCTACAGTTGGTACTGCTGGTTACAGCGGTGGTTCAGGACAGTTTGTTTCTTCCAATACCATTCCTAATTTGCAAGGTGTTGTTTATACACCTAGCTCTACATTCACCACAACAGGCCCAGTCGTACAGACACTTCCTGCTGACACATCAACTCAGGTGTATCGCGGCGCTGTGATGTATTTGCCAATCAACAGTGCAATTCAAGACATCATCGTTGACTATCAGTTGGCCATTACTGGTGAAGGTGGCGCTACACTCAGCAACACCAGCGTATTTATTTCCAATAACTACACAGCTGGTGGCGGCACACCTACATATGGTACTGCTGTTATTTCTTCAAGCACAGGCGTTGGTACAGCTGGTCGTTTGTCAACCACTTACACAGCGACTAACTTGATCAACATGATGGCAACAACTTCTGATATTCAGAACCCACAAGTTGGTACACAGCCTAGCTTCTTCTCTCAGTTGGTGCTCACCTTGTCCATTACTGGTACAAGCGTTGCAGCTCCTACTGGCGGCAAATTGAATTTTATTGTGCGTTACACACAAGCTGATCCTACAATTGGCAACCTTACAACTTACCCATACGGTAATTTTGACTGATAGTCAGGGGGGCTTCGGCCCCTTTCTTTAACGTAAGGAGTTTGTAATGGGTTTGAATCTTTTTAATTTTTTCTCGCCTAACAACCAGACGGCAAGCATGGGGACGCAAACCCCAAGTACCGCTTGGCAAGGTATTGATGGTGCTGCTGAGTTTATTCCTCCACAACGCTTACGCGATGTTGTTGGTAAATTAAAAGTAAGCCAATCACAAAATATTTACGACGCCGACTTTGAATATGGCGTTCAGCCTTTGCGTTGGGAACAGATTATTAGTAATGTATCTGGTCAAGCATACATTGTTCAAAACCCCGGGCTTGGTGGCGTGTCAATGAACATTGGCGGCGGCAATACACCCGGTGATATTACGATTCGTCAGTCACGTCCTTATCACAGATACCAACCTGGTAAGACCATGTACATGGCTTCCAACGTTAACTTTGGTACATCTGTAAGCGGACAAACACAACGCGTTGGTATTTTTGATGACTCCAACGGTATTTTCTTTTTACAGCAAGGTACTGCATACCCAGGAAATTCTGGCGCCATGTATGCTGTTATTCGTTCTGACTCTGGTTCGGCTGGCGTTATAGATCAAGTTATTCCTTGCGATCAGTGGAATGGTAATAAAAACATTATCAATGCACTTGATTGGACCAAAGTCCAAATGATTTGGATGGAATACGCATGGTATGGAGCTGGTGCTTTGCGTTGGGGCGTTGTTCTTAACGGTGAGCCCTGGGTTTTACACCAAGTTGGTACTGGAAACGGAATTGTTAACGGTATTGCACAAGTTAAACCTTGGAGCCGTACAGGTAATTTGCCTGTGCGCTATGAGCAAAGAGACAACGGAAGCAGTGCTGCATCTTTGATGACGCACTATGGCGTATCAGTATTGATTGAAGGCCGTATTGATCCGCAGCGTGGTTTTACATATTCATACGGCAATGATGCTAAGACACAAACCAGAGCTCCTTCTACTGCAATTACTCGCTATCCCGCGATGTCTTTCCGCATGAGAGCTATTGGTTCTGATATTTTTGATCAAACCAATGCTGCCGCTACAGGCGGTTCTGCTACGACATTGACAATCAGCGCTGCAACTCCTGCAATTTCTTCTGTTGTTGGTCAACCTAATGGCGGACAAGCATTGGTCACTTTTGCATCTGCACATGGATATGCGGTAACAAATACTGCTCAAGCCAACAACCCATCCCAATATGTTACGCTAAGTTCTTTTACTGAAGTGGCAACAATTGCGACGGGAAATTACGCTTTCTCCACAACAACTTTGACCGTGACCACAGCTGTGGCTACTGGAGCGCTCCAGCCCGGTCAGGTTTTGACGGGTACAGGCGTTACAGGTTCACCCACCATTGTTAAGCAATTAACTGCAACAAGCTCTGCTGTTGGCTCTCAGGCCTATTCAAGCGGCGGTGCAGCTGGTTCAAGCGTTGTTGTGTTGGCCGCAGGCACATCGTTTGCGGTAGGCCAATTGATTGCTGGAACAGGCATTCCTGCAAGCACGTTTATCACTGCTGTTAATGGTGCCACAATCACTGTAAACCAAGCATTTACTGCTCAGGTTTCAGGCACTGTGACATCATATGCACCAGGCGGATTGGGCACATATCAAGTGAGTTCCAGCCAGACTACTGGTACAGGAACCTTGACAGCCACCACCACATACGCCGCTCAAACTTGGTTGATTCAACAAGTGCCAACAACGACAACCATGATTTTGCCAATCCAATTGGTAAATGGTGCAACATTGACCTCTACGCCAACGGCAACGTATTGGGGCGTGAATCAGTGGGTTGGCAAGTTTGTTTATTATCAAGCCAGCTTGCCTTCAATCAGTGCAATTAGCAATCCCGCTAGTTCTACAATTGCTGGTCTGACAAATTACACATCTACCATTACATTCAGTTCAGCACATGGACTGAAGCAAGGTGATGTGATCATTATTAGCGGATCAACTCCTGCTGCAATGAATGGTATTTACTCAGTAAGCATCCCAGTATCAAACCCAACCACAACGATTACGGTTAACTGGGGCAATGTAAATCCTGGCAACTATACATCTGGCGCTTCTGCTGTGAGTCCTTATACAGGCCGTGTTACCGGAAACACAACCAGCGTTTTGACATTCGGTGATATTGTGACTGGCTTGCCTTTGGCCAATGGTCCTGCATCTGGCAATAGCTATCAGATTGGTCTGATTGATCGCGGTCAATTATTGCCAAACACATTGCTACTTAACTCTTCGCAAACATGTTTGGTTGAGTTGATTGCATCCACACCAACCAATCAGGTGTCTTTGTCTCAGGCAAACTTTGTTCCTTTGAACACTCTGGGTTCTTATAACTCATTTGCCGAGCAAGATTTAACCTCCACATCATTGTCTGGTGGAGAGGTTGTGTATGCATTCTCTACGCCCCCCAATGGATTGCAACAGCTTGATTTGTCAAACTTCTTTCCTGTCTTGACCAACATCAAAGGCAATATAGCGGATATTCTGACGGTTGCCGTGACTTGTGCAAACAGTGGCGGTGTGACGTTGCAGGTAAACGTGGTCTGCCAGGAAGCGATGGCTTAATATGGCCACCCCCGCATGGCAACGCAAAGAAGGGAAGAATCCGAATGGCGGTCTAAACGCCAAAGGAAGAGCGTCAGCCGCGAAGGAGGGGATGCATTTAAAGCCTCCCCAACCCGAGGGCGGATCAAGGAAGAAAAGCTTTTGCGCAAGAATGTCGGGGATGAAAGAAAAGTTGACGTCTTCCAAGACTGCCAACGATCCAAATAGTCGGATCAACAAAAGTCTACGGGCTTGGAAATGCGCTGACGGTTGTGCTATTAGAGGACATACAAAAGGTAGGATGGTGTAATATGGCTACTCAAGGTGCTGGAGCTGGAAGAGGAAAACAAGGCGGGCCAACTGCCGAGCAAATGGCCGAACGCAATAGTCCCAACTATATGACGCCAGAAACCGAGCGACAGTTAAGAGCTGAACGTGATGAGCGTTTGGAGCAAGCCAAAGCCAATGAGGCCTACAATGAGGCCAGCAAAAGCATGGGTAAAAAACGTGGCGGTAAAATTGCACACCATAAAACGCATGCCAAGAAACGTGATGGAATTGCAAAGCGTGGTCACACCAAAGGATCGATGAGATAATTATGGCAGACATCGAACTAACAGAACGCGAACAAGCCATTGCCAAAGAGGCGGCACGCATTGCTATTGAAGAGCTCGCTGGCGAGTTCTATAGACAAGTTGGTAAAACAATTATCAACAAAGTTCTTGTTTGGGTTGGGGCGATTGTCGTAGGCTTTGTCATTGGCAAAGGCTGGAACTTTAAGATCTAATATGCCTAGCACAAGCAAAAAACAACACAATTTCATGGAGGCGGTGGCTCACAATCCATCGTTTGCCAAGAAGGTGGGGGTCCCTCAAAATGTGGGGCAAGAGTTCAGTAAAGCGGACAAAGGCCGCACATTTAAACAAGGTGGAAATATGAAAAACGAAATGCATCATCATCACATGAAAATGGCTCATCATCACTTGAAAGAAGCGATGAAACACGGTGGAGAAGCCAAAGAACCCCATTCAAAAGACATGGGCGAAAAGGCTTTTAAACACGGTGGCCACGTTAGAAAAATGGCTGGCGGTGGAGACACAGTTGGTCGTGAAGGTATTGCCGAGAAACGCGGCATGACTACAGCCAAAATGGGTAGAGTTGCTGCTGGTGGCGAAAAGAAACACGGCGAGCACAAAATCCAAGAACGTGGCCATACACGCGCATTGCAAGAGAAAATGAAGGGTAACACTATTGGTGACGGTCCTTTGTATAACGTCAAAGGCCCAGCCATGAAGCGCGGCGGTAAGACTCATGCCATGAAACGTGGCGGCAAAGCTTGTTAAGGAAAAACCATGAAACATCATCACCCAGAACATCACGAGCACGTTCATCCTGCTGGTCATGAGCACCATCATGAGACTAAACATCATGTTCACCACATGAAAGAACATGAAGTCAATGGTCACAAGCATCATCATCACATTTATGGTGAGCATGCTGCTGGTCATCACAAGCACCACGAAGTAGCCGAACATTTGCACAAACATCAAGTATCCAAATAAGGAGACTGTTATGCCTATGAATTCAATGATGATGGCTCCCGGACAAATGCGCCGGCCACCTATGGCAGGTCGTATGCCAGTCAATCCCCTGTTGGCGGCTAAACGTCCTGGTGGAATGAGTAAAGGTGGTTCTGCGCATCGTGCAAGCGAGCGTGCAGATGGATGCTGTGAAAAAGGCCATACCAAAGGTACTATCGTTGCATGCAAAGGCGGGATGTACAAATGATGGCAAGTCGTGGCATGGGAGACATTAACCCGTCAAAAATGCCGGGCAGGAAGGTCATCAAGAGAAAAGATGACCCGAATGATGTCTCTATGTACAAGAAGGGCGGGGAGGTTTGGGATAAGCCTCGCCCTAAAAGTCTTGGTAAGCCCAACAAGTTGACCCCTGCCAAAAAGGCTGCTGCAAAGAAAGCGGCCAAAAAGGCGGGACGTCATTATCCAAATTTAATTGATAACATGAGAGCTGCGCAATGAAACAACATATCATGAATTATTTGAGCCAAATGGGTTATCCCGTTTCCAGCTTTGAACATACTCTTCTTGAGAAGTTTGCTGCTTTTGTAGCCGCATCTGAGCAAGCTGAACCCGTCGTTGAAACGCCTGTAGTTGAGGCTCCTGTAGTTGAGACTCCTGCTGTAGAAGAAGAAGTTGATAAGGCTAAATAATGGCCATAACAACGTCCGGAGCCACGGGGTTTAATTTACAGCTTCCTGAGTTAGTCGAGGAGGCTTTTGAACGTTGTGGCAGCGAATCTCGCACTGGATATGATGTTAAAACGGCTCGCAGATCATTGAATCTGCTGTTTGCGGACTGGGCTAACCGTGGTGTTAATATGTGGACGTTTGAGCAAGACGTCATCACGTTAGCCCAAGGTCAGCCCACCTATGTGGTTCCTGACGATACTGTCGATTTACTCGAGCACGTCATCAGAACCAATGCCAATGTGGCCTCTAACCAGGCTGATTTGACGATTACGCGTATCAGCGTGTCTACTTATGCGACCATCCCCAACAAGTTGGTACAAGGACGCCCCATCCAATTATGGATTCAGCGCCTAACAGCCAACACTTCACCGACTGCCATCACCATTGCCAGCGCTGTTGGGACTACAGATACGCAAATTGCGGTAAGTTCACTGTCTGGATTACCAAATGCAGGCTGGGTAACCCTCGATAATGAGCTAATTGGCTACAACGAGCTTCAGCCGGCAGTCAATGGCTATCCCGCTTACATCTTAAACTGCACTCGCGGTCAAGGAACTACAACTGCGGCCACTCATAGTGCTGGTATTGCCCTCTATTTGACCCAGAAAAACAGCGTAACCGTGTGGCCAACGCCCGATAACGCCAATACTTACCAGCTTGTGTACTGGAGAATGCGTCGAGTACAGGATGCTGGGGGCGGAACTAACATTGCAGACGTGCCATTCAGGTTTATTCCATGTTTAGTGGCTGGTTTGTCCTACTACATGGCCATGAAGATACCTGGCGCACTCGATAGAATACAGATTTTGAAGGCTCAGTACGATGAAGCCTGGAATAATGCAGCACAGGAGGATCAAGAGAAAGCCGCCGTCAGGTTTGTGCCCAGACAGATGTATATTGGCGGCTCTTTCTAATGGGAAATAGGTTTTCTTCCGGTAAAAACTCGATTGCAGAGTGTGATCGGTGTGGTTTTCGTTATAAATTGACAAATCTCAAGAAGGAAGTCATAAAAACCAAGGTATACAACTTGTTGGTGTGTCCAACTTGTTGGGACCCAGACCAGCCGCAGTTGCAATTGGGTATGTTCCCAGTGGATGACCCCCAGGGCGTGAGAGATCCAAGGCCGGACTTGAGTTATTACCAGTCAGGCAAATTGTCAGATGGATTTGTGGGTGAGGGAAGTAGAGTTTTCCAGTGGGGTTGGAACCCTGTTGGTGGAGCCAGCAGTTTTGATGTTGCATTGACTCAAAATGATTTGATTCCAACCGTGCAAGTTGGTACAGTTACGATAGTTACAACGTAGGAGTTTGAAATGAAACACGACGATATTAAAGAAGACAAAAAGCTGATTAAGAAGGCTTTTTCTATGCACGACAAACAGCTGCATGAGAACAAAAAAACCAATCTTACAAAGCTTAAAAAAGGTGGCCCAACCGGCAAAGATATGCGTGCTGTTGGACGTAACTTGGCCAGAGCGCATAACCAAAAACCTGGAAGCAAATAATGAAAACTCAAGTCAAGCCCACCAAAAAAAATAGCCCTGCTATTCACCGTGCCAGCGATGTCAACAATGGTCCTGCTGCTGAGTATGCAAAGCCACACGACATGAAAGGCCGTCCAGTAGGACCATCTGCCGCTTTCACAGACCCTGAGTTTGAGAAGAAAAAGAACTGGGTTCCTTTGATGGGCGTGTCTATCACGATGGATGACCGCGTTAAAGATGACGGCATTAAGATTCGTGGCACTGGAGCTGCAACCAAAGGCGTGATGGCTAGAGGCCCAATGGCATGACATATTCCGAGCTGTCTCAACTCATACAGGATTACACGCAGAACTACGAGAGCACTTTCGTAGCGGATATTCCTATGTTTGTTGAGCAGGCGGAACAGCGTATCTTTAACACGATACAGTTTCCATCCATTCGCAAGAATTCAACGGGAACCATTACACAGAACAATCAGTATCTGTCGTTGCCGTCTGACTTCTTAGCAGTGTATTCTTTGGCCATTTTTGAAAACGCAACTCCTACGGCCACAGGTACATCGGGCGCGTATACAATCACCGTGTCCAGCGCTACCAACATTTTGTTGGGTCAGATTGCCTCTGGTACAGGGATAGCGACCGGAGCCACCGTTACAAATATCAACGGCTTGATAATCACGTTTAATTTGCCCAATACAGCTGCGGTTTCTGGGACGATTACGTTCCAGGGCAATTATTCATTCTTGTTGAACAAAGACGTCAACTTTATCCGTGAGACGTACAACAACCCAACTTCCTACGGCACGCCACAGTATTACGCATTGTTTGGCCCAACAGTAAGCGGCGGATCGGTCTCTACCAACTTGTCGGTCATCATGGGTCCAACGCCCGATGCCCTCTATACTGCCGAGCTGCATTATTACTATTACCCAACATCGATTGTCCAGTCTGCCATCAACGGCACAAGTATTTATGCGGCTGGGTCTGGCTATTCCAATGGAACGTACTACAACCAAACGCTCACAGGCGGCACAGGCACTGGAGCAAGGGCCGATATCACGGTTGCTGGTGGCGTGGTCACGGCGGTAACTTTGAATTACAACGGCTCTTATTACGCCCCTGGAGACCTATTGTCTGCCAGTTTTGGCAATGGAACCAACTTTCAGCTACAGGTTAACTCTGTAAACAACCCAACTGGCACAAGCTGGCTGGGTCAGAACTTTGATACCGTGCTTTTGTACGGCGCTTTGGTTGAGGCTTACACCTTTATGAAGGGTGAGGCTGATGTGCTTAAAGTTTACTTTGATCGTTATTCCGAGGCACTGGCTCTAGCTAAACGTCTTGGCGATGGCATGGAGCGTACCGACGCCTACAGAACAGGTCAATATAGTCAGGCGGTTAAATGAGCATAGTCCAAACGGCTACGACCAGCTTTAAAGTCCAGTTGGCTCAAGGTTTACACAACTTTGGGCCCACCAGTCCGAACACGTTTTACATTGCTTTGTTTACTGCAAATGCACTGTTAAATGCCACCATCACGCAGTACACCTCCCAACTTGTTGGGGAGGTATCTGGAACCGGCTACAGTGCAGGCGGGATTCCATTGACCATCTCACAATCCCCCACATCGGGCTCTACAGGCGGTACAACCGCTTATTGGTCATTTGCCAATGCCATATGGTCACCGGCAGCATTTACATGCCGTGGGGCCTTGATTTACAATCAAAGTCAAAGCAATGCTTCAGTGGCTATTCTTGATTTTGGTGGGGATAAAACCTGCACCAATTCATTCACCATTCAGTTCCCAGCCGTTAACAACACAAACGCAATATTGCGAATCGCATAGGAGTCATCATGACGAACGAAACTCAAGGATGTGGAGACTACGCTGTAGCTACACTTAATACCAATCCCAAGGTGCCAGAAGGCATGGGCATTGAAGGCTGGTATCACGTTATTTGTCATGACAAAGACGGCAACTTTAAGTGGGAAGATAAGTTTCCCAATTTGGTGGTCGCAGGCGGCAAGCAGTTAATGTTGGATACGTTGCTTAGAGGCAGCGCTTATACTGTTGTCGGACCTTTCCTTGGCCTAACAAATGCCACTTTGACTCCTGCCGCAACAGACACCATGACCACTTTGGTGGGCGGTGGTAAAGAGTTTACGGCTTATACAGTCAGCGGATCAGCGGTTCGTGGTACAGCGGTGTTTGCAGCGTCTACATCAACTGGATCAACACCCTCTAACGTGACGTCCAGTACCGCTACGGCGATTACCTACACGATCACAGGTGGCGGAGGAACAGTTTACGGTTGCTTCTTGGTGACTGGAACAGGTGCTGTCAGCACGCAAAGCAACACCAGTGGAACCTTGTATTCTGAGGGCAACTTCAGTACAGCCAAAGCCACAACGGCAGGCGATACCGTATCGGTAACATATAGCACAACTGCTACATCTTGATTGGGGCTTTAGATGGCTCTGCAAGTTGCTGATAGAGTCCAAGTACAGAGTACAAGCTACACAACAAGTAGTTTTACTCTGGGCTCTGCCGTCACTGGGTTTCAGTCCTTTTCTGCGCTAACCAACGCAAATACAACCTATTATGCGGCCACAGACTCCTCTGGTAACTGGGAGGTTGGGTATGGTGCGTACACTTCTGCAACACCAGCTCTTGCGCGCACGACCATATTGTCGTCCAGCAACTCGGGCAGCGTGGTCACGTTTAGCGGTACGGTCAATGTTTTCATCACCTATCCCGCTGGAAAGTCTGTTAATTTAGACATTAATAACGTGGCCAATGCTCCAGTATTTGCGGCTACCAATGGATTGGTTACAAATAACCAGACGATTGCCACGTCGTATTCGATACCAGCTGGATATGCCGCCTCTTCTGTTGGCCCTATAACCATGTCCTCTGGAGCGGCTGTTACCGTTCCTAGTGGATCACGCTGGGTGATCTTGTAATGTTTGGTTTAAGCACCTTTGCCCAGTCACCGTTTGCATCAACGGGCAGTAATCAGTATGCTTTTTCCATTACCGAAGACTCTGGCTTGGCAGATTCAAGCACGCAACTTAGCACTTTTTTGCAGAGTATTACAGAGGCACTGACCTCCAGCGACACCAATTCTGAGTTAAGCACTTTCTCTAATAGCATATCCGAGAATGTAAATAGTGCTGACTCAAGCACCCAGGCATCGCAGTTTTACTTTGTAAACGCCGATGGAACTACTGTTGGTGACGTTAACTCTATCTCTCAGCAGTTTACTTTTAGCAATACAGAGAATTCAGGTCTGGCAGATACGCCCGTTTTATCGGCACAATTTAGCTCTTCATTGGTGGAAAATGCAGGTTTAGCAGACTCTAGCACCCAGCAATCAGCGTTTTTACAGTCTTTAACAGAGTTCTTTACATCTAACAATACCGACTCAGAGATCGATACGTTCTTCTTTGGGATCGTAGAGAATCTTGCGGTGGCGGATTCTAGCGCTCAGATATCAACGTTTTTGCAGAGTATTGCAGAGGCGGTGGTTTCTGCTGACTCGTATATTGGCGGGTTTATCTCGTTCTTCACGATTACTGAGGGCGTTACATCGGCAGACTCGAGCTCCGTCAATCTTATTTTGACTCTAAGCATTTCAGAGGCTACGACACTTGCTGACCAGGAATCTATTCAATACGGTGCGATTTACAGCATTATTGAGAACTTGGTAGCCGCAGACTCAAACACCGTGATTGGCTGGTTTGCTGTTGATGACAGCGAGACTGCTTCATGGCAAAATATAGGCAATACGCAAACTCCGGGCTGGACCATTATCAATGACCCTGAATCCCCCAACTGGACCGTGATACCGTCAGGACAATAACATGGCAATAACACCTTCATCACTGCTGTATTTACCGATTATCACCACCGGAACAGAGCCTGGTGTATGGGGTAGCGAGATAAACAACGGCCTAACACAATATCTTGATATTGCAGTTGCAGGTACTTTGTCTCTAACTCAGTCAAGCTTTACAGCCAATGCGCTGACTCTTAGCAATACCGCCGGGTCAAGCTCATCAACCGGCATAACCACGAGCACAGCCCAGTATGCAATTCTGAGCATTAACTCTTTAACAGCCAATGTGACCATCACCGCGCCCAGTTCTGGGTATGGTGGCGCCACATATAGCAAGACATACTACGTCATCAACGGCTCCAACTTTACAGTTACCATCAAAGCGTCAGGCCTAACTGGCGTCACAATCCCTGCCAATACTAGAGCCAATGTTGTGTTTAACGGCACGGACTATGTATCAGCTCAGAGTTATCTGCCATCGGCAACAATTGGTTCTGCGACCATTTCTACGTTGGCTACGGACGGTACAAGCACGGTTACGTTTGGTGGCACAGGAGCGATCACGGTTCCTGTTGGAACGACGGCACAAGAGCCTGGTACACCTTCCACGGGCATGCTTCGGTTTAACAGCACCATCAACAGTTTCGAGGGTTATAACGGCTCCAGTTGGGGCGGTATTGGTGGAGCCGCGGCTTCCAATGCCATCTTTGTAAACAATCAAACAATTGCAACCAGCTACACTTTTGCCAGCGGTACAAGCGGGTCTAGCACAGGCCCGATCACCCTAGCGAGTGGCGCTGTAATCACTGTTCCTAGCGGTGGACGCTGGGTAATTCTCTAAGGAAATATCATGGGACAAGTCGTACTCAATGGCGCAACAAGCGGCGCAACAACATTATCCCCAACAGATGCGGTGACGGTTACTATTACTCTGCCGTCAACAACAGGGACGTTATTCACCGCCACTGCCGGTACAGCTGGTACGGTTCCTTATTCAACAGGTACGGGTCTTGGTTATACAGGTGTTGGTACAAGTGGGCAGCCCCTGCTTTCCGGTGGATCCGGCGCGGCAACATTTGGAACATTGGGAATCGCTGGAGGCGGCACAGGAACCACCTCCACAACCTTTGTTAATTTAGCATCAAATGTTACTGGCACTTTACCAATTGCTAACGGTGGAACGGGAAGCACGTCTACTACATTTGTAAGCCTAACTACAAATGTTTCTGGAACTCTTCCAATAGCTAATGGTGGCACAAACTCCACTGCAACTGCAACTGCGGGTGGCGTTGGCTACGGAACAGGTACTGCCCATGCGTATACAGCCGCAGGAACCTCGGGTCAAGTATTAACAAGTGCAGGCGCAGGGACGCCAACATGGACTACACCTAGTGCTGGTGCTATTACATTAATTAGCACGTTGACTGCATCTGGCTCGGCTTCTTTATCGTGGACAGGATTAAGTGGCTACGATAAGTATTATTTGGTATTTGAGAATTTGCTTCCTGTCACAGGAAGTGGTTATTTGGCAATGCGTCTTGGTACTGGCGCTGGGCCAACTTATGCAACAAGCGGTTATTATGCCGCAGGGACATTGTCTTTTAGTGATACCGCCACAGTTACTGGAAATGTTAGACAGGCAAATAATTCTTATGCAGCCATAGCAAGCAATTATGGAAATATTAGCGCTTCAGGTGAAGGTGCCAGTGGCTTTATAAATATTTTTAATTTTTCATCTGCTACCACAAATAGCGCGTACTTCAATTCTATGACGGGGGCTTTAACCAATACTCCAAATTATTCAGCAGAATTTATTGCTGGGTTTTTAACAGGAAACTCAACTGCAAAAACGGCTATACAAATTTATTTTACTTCCGGAAATATAGCATCAGGTAAAGTTTCTCTTTATGGAATTTCATCTTAAGGATTTATAATGTTATTAAACGAAAAAATTAAAGCGTATTTAGCAGTCAATAACATTATTTATAATGTTGGTGATTATGAAACTGGCGAGACTGAGGGCAATCCTGAAGAAATCTTAGTTTGGAATGAAGCCAATCTTGGCGCTCGTCCTACGCAAGAACAATTGGATTCTGCTTATACAACACAACAAGCAAACATCACTGCGGCACAAAATGCGGCAACAGCAACAAAAGCATCAGCACTTGCAAAGTTAACTGCGCTTGGTTTAACTGTTGATGAGATAGCTGCAATCATAGGAGCGTAACATGACAGCATCAATTAACGCATCAACATCAGCCGGAGTGGTTGTCACTAGTGACACCTCTGGCGCTCTTGCTCTACAAACAGCGGGCACTACGGCGGTTACGATTGATACAAGCCAGCAAGTGGGATTGGGAGTAGTTCCAAATACTTGGTACGCAGGTTATACGGCTCTTGAATTTGGTGGATATGGTTCATTGACATCTCGTTCTGCATCGAATGACACAGAATTATCTTCTAATGCCTATCGAAATGCTTCTGCTAATTACATATATAAAAAGAATGGCACAGCACAAACGTTTGATATGGCAAATGGCATTTTTTATTGGAATACAGCTGGTTCTGGAACGGCGGGTGGAACTATAACCTTTAACCCAGCAATGACACTAGATGCTAGTGGTAACTTGTTAGTGGGGACTACAAGTAGTGCGGGTAGATTTACAGTTAATGGATCAACCGCTGATTCCACGGCAAATTGCGTTAGCTTTAGAGATTCAAGTTCTACATCATTATTTATTGTTCGTGATGATGGAAGAATTTCAACAGGTGGTGCGTCAAGCCCTTATAGCAACACAACTGCTTCTGCCGCAAATATGTATGTGGACAGTAGTGGAATTTTTTATCGTTCAACATCATCATTAAAATACAAAACTGATGTTCAAAATACAGCACACGGTCTTACTGATTTACTCAAATTACGTTCTGTAACTTACAAAGGTAAAACAGATGGTGAAATTGTATTTGGTGGTTTGATTGCAGAAGAAGTCCATGATGCTGGCTTAACAGAGTTTGTGCAATATTCAAAAGATGGCAGTCCAGATGCCCTTGCTTATGGAAATATGGTTTCACTTTGCATCAAAGCAATCCAAGAACTCAACACCCTCATTACCGCACAAGCCGCAGAAATCGCCGCACTCAAAGCAAAAGTAGGAGCATAACATGAAGGAAAGAAGTTATTTTCCTTCATATGAACTTCTGCACGAACTTTTTGAGTATCGAGACGGGAAACTTTACAATAAAGTTGCAAGAAACAGCAGAACAAAAGTTGGCGAAGAAGCCGGCTCTTATTCCGCAAAATATGCACAAGTTACTTTAATGGGTGTTCCTTGGCAAATAAGTCGTGTTATTTATTTTATGCATCATAATTTTTTGCCAGAAGTAATAGATCACATTAATGGAAATAAACACGACAATAGAATTGAAAATTTGCGTGCTGCTACTATGCGTGAAAATCAATACAACCACCGCATACAAGCCAAAAATACATCTGGCATAAAAGGCGTTTCCTGGTCTAAAAAATATCAAAAATGGTATGCTTGCATGAGAGTGAACGGTAAAAATAAAAATCTTGGTTTGTATGATTCAATTGAAACGGCCAAAGAGTTTTTAGAATTGGCTCGTGAAATGATTCATGGATCTTTTGCCAATCATGGAACATTTAAGGAGAATATATTTTGTCAATGATTTTAGATGGTACAAACGGCGCTTTCCTCCCAACATGGACAACAGGCTCTCGCCCTGCCTCGCCATCCAACGGCGAGATTGGCTACAATTCAACGACAGGTCTAGTTGACCAATATGTTGGAAGCGCTTGGACATCCATGCCAGCAACTAACGTAGCGGCCACCTGGTCAGGACAGCAAACCTTTGTAGCGCCTATTCTTGGAACGCCAGCAAGCGGTAACTTGTCCAACACGACCGCAGATGGAACAACTTCCGTGGGGTTCTTGAGCATCCCGCAAAACAGCCAAAGCACTGCATACACAACAGTCCTGGCCGATGCTGGTAAGTGCATATTCCACCCAGCCTCAGATGCCAATGCCCGCACATTTACGATTGCAGCCAACTCTTCTGTTGCGTATCCTATTGGAACGGTTCTCCAGTTTATCAACATGACATCACAAGTGGTGACTATTGCTATCACTTCGGACACATTAACTTGGGCGCAAGGCGGCGGTACAGGCTCAAGGTCTTTGGCTCAATATGGCGTAGCAAACTGCATCAAGATTGCTACAACTCAATGGCTATTAACAGGGACTAATGTGACATGAGCGGAATACTTAATGCTTTTAGTGGTGGGACGTACTCTGGACTACCCGGAGCGCCTACTATTGGAACAGCTACGGCTACTGGGTCAACTACGGCCACTGTAGCTTTTACTGCGCCAACCAATACAGGTGGATTAAGCATTACTGGCTATCAAGCATTATCTAGCCCCGGCTCTATCACGGCAACAGGAGCAAGCAGTCCAATTACAGTGACTGGTTTAACCCCATCTACATCTTACACATTCCAAGTCAGAGCACAAAACTCTATTGGTTACGGTTCGTATAGTGGATCAAGTAATTCAGTAACGACAACTGCCGCAATAGGCTCGCAATCCTACACATCCTCTGGTTCTTACTCATGGGTTGCACCTGCGGGTGTCACTTCAGTTTCTGTTGTAGCAATTGGTGCTGGCGGTAAAGGGGGACCTGGAAATTGTGCTGGTTGTACATCTGGCGGTGGAGGTGGTGGGGGAGCATTAGCCTATGTTAATAATTTTTCTGTAACACCAAGTAATTCTTATGCTGTAGTTGTTGGTTCTGGTACAACTACTTCTAAATTAAGTTCTTTTAATAGTACAACAGTTTCTGCGGGTGGCGGAGTTAATGGTTCAACTGGTATTGCTGGAAGTGGTGGAACTGTTATTAATGGAACTGGATTTAGTGGTGGTGGCGGTGGTACTCCATGTGCTACTATAGGCGGCAATGGGGGTGGAGCAGCGGGTTATAGTGGGAGCGGTGGAGCGGCACAAAACAATCCTAATTTTAATTCTACTGCTGGAAGTGGTGGAAGTGCTAGTGGTGGCGCACATGGAATTTTTTGTGGCGGCTCAGGAGGTGGTGGCGTAGGACTTTTTGGTCAAGGTTGTAGCGGTGCAGCTGGTATACACGCAACATCTAATGCGTATGGGCATGGTGGAAGTTGTGGAACAAATGGTTCTATTTCTTCTGGCAACCTTGGTGGTTCTGGGGGAGCTTATGGAGGCGGAGGAGGTGGAGGTAGTTATACCTCAGATTCTGTGGGAGGCGTAGGAGGTTCGGGCGCAGTCCGTATCGTCTGGCTGGGCAACACTCGTACATTCCCATCAACTTGCGTTGGATCGCCTTAATTTTGGAGTAGAAAATGAATCTTTATATTAAAACAGACGGTAACGGAAACACTATTGATCACCCTGCGTTTGAAGACAACTTGCTTCAAGCATTTGGATCTATCCCATCAGAGTGGGAACCCTTTGTTCGGGTTGAGCGTCCAACTATTGAATTGTATCAAGTGCTTGATTCTGAGGATCCAACGTATCAAAAAGTTGATGGCGTGTGGACTGACGTTTGGGTTTTGCGTGATATGACGGATTCCGAAAAATTGGCACTACAACAATCCGTAAAAGATGCTTGGTCAGCCCTACCAAATCGTGATAATTTCACGGCATGGACATTTGACGAGGCTACCTGTGCTTATGTGCCCCCAACGCCAAGACCAACAGATGGCAATTATTTCTGGCAAGGCACAACAAATTCGTGGGTTGTTCGTCCGGCATATCCAGATGATGGAAAACAGTATAAACTAGACTTTCCCACAGCAACGTGGGTTCTAGTAACACAATAGGAGAAACAAATGCCCGATGGAACGACCGCAGAATTAGAAATTCCAGCCGCAGTAGAAGAACCACAACTGCAAGGATGGAGCTATTTCCCGTCTAACATTTACACAATTGAACGCCCAGACTTCTTAAAGGCCGTCAAAGAAGTGTCTGAAGAGCGTCTAAAGTTTGCCAAAACTCAACGCAAAATTGATCCAATTTATCCGGTTGTAATGACCGATAACCTATTTGGCGACCCCCGTGTAGCGGAATTTTGCCAATTTGTTGGTGGTACAGCCTGGAACGTTTTGCAGGCCCAAGGCTACGCAATGGATGGACTGGCAACGACTTTTACAGAAATGTGGACCCAAGAACACCACAAACACTCCATGATGGAGCAGCACGTTCACGGGTTTGGGGCCCAACTTGTTGGGTTTTACTTTCTTGAAGTGCCCGAGAAAAGCTCTAGCGTGATCTTCCATGACCCCCGCCCAGGTAAAGTACAAGCCAATTTGCCAGAAGCAAACATGGGCCTTGTCACTCCCGCCAGTCAGATGATTAACTTCATCCCCAAGCCTGGCTTGATGATCTTTTCAAACGCTTGGTTGCCCCATTCTTTTGGTCGCCATGCTGCTAATAAGCCGTTGAAGTTTGTTCACTTCAATGTAACCGTCCAGCCGGCAGCTCAGACTGTTTGTGTTACCACTCCTCCAGCGGAAATCATATGAATAAGTACCGCATCAGATTCAACAAATCCCGCGGACAAGACGGTCGTGGGACTGTCGATCATGCTTGGCGTGTGTTTGAGGGCGACAAAGAGTATCTTTTCAAGAATGTCCGGATCAACACCCCATCTTTTAGCGAGAGAGAGGGTGATGATTGGAATATCTGCTGTTATGGGCTTTTGACCATTGACCGCGAAACATCAACCGCAACCATTGGGATTAAAAATGGCAACAAAAAATTGGATAAAGGGAGCGATCAAACACCCAGGTGCGCTCCGCGAAGAACTGAAAGTGCCTAAAGGCAAAGCGATTCCTGCAAAGAAGCTAGCCGCCGCTGCAAAAAAACCTGGGAAACTGGGGCAGCGTGCGCGGTTGGCTGAGACGCTCAAGGGCCTGAAGAAGTAAGGTGACGTCATTGATCCGTTCACCCTTGTCGCTCTGGCTACTTCCGCATTTAAGCTTGTTAAAGAGTCATGCGAGATGTACAAAGAAGGCCGGCAATTTGTTGTCGATGCCAAGAAAGAAATTGACGGGGTTGTAAAAGATGTCAAGGGCATGCAAGCTGATGCTCAAGGAATATTTGGGTTTTTCAAGAAGCTGTTTGGCGCTCAAAAAACGCCTCAAGAACAACAGGTTCAGCCTGTTAAGAAGGCAAAGCAAAAGGCAGCTGAGTTTGATGAGAACCAAATATATGCCCAAGTTGCAGATGCACTCACCAAGTTCTTTCATGCCTACAACGGCTTAAAGAACTACGCCAAAGAGCAAGAAGAGATTGCACTGCATTCGACGGGCGAAGAGGGTCAGGACATTGCGATTAAGTTGGTGATTGCCAACTTACAGATGGAAAAGCTAAACGAAGAGATGCGTGAGTACATGGTGTACCACGTTCCTGAAGAGATGAAAGACTTGTACAGTCGAGTCAACAAGATGGTTGGCCATATTGCCAATCAACAAGCATTAGTACGAAAGGCAGAGCTAGACAAGAAACGGAAACTGGCATGGCAAAAACGTCAAAGGCAAGAGGAGTTTCAAGCCAGAGCAACAGTTATAACGGTTACGTTTCTAATGATAGCGTGGGTATGGATAATGATGATGATCGTACATTCTTCGTCTACGTCATCGTCGTTTTGATGGCTGTAATTCTGTTGTTTATTCCTTTATTGTCATGGATGTACATAGACATAAAGATGATGGAAATTCGTGTCAACAAGGCTCTTGTAAAGATTGAAGGCAAATGAAGTATCTTTTCTTGCTATTACTGCTGTCGGGATGTGGCGATACCTATAGGTATTATTGCCAGAACCCCGATAACTTTACCGCTGCTCAATGCCAAAAGCCTCGATGTGAGTTTGACCAAACCTGTCCCGAATATCTCATAGCACCTGTACTGGAGAAGAAAATTGAAGGAACTGTTATTAGCCCTGTTCAACAGCCCCAAGGAGCGGCTAACTGCCGATGAGATAGAAGTCCGTGTTCGGGCTTTTGTGATCATCATGGTGACGCTGATCTTTGCGTTCATCACCTTTGCGCTTCTCTATTCAGTGACGTTTGTTACCCAGCCCATCAAGCAGATGGCCCCTATTGATCAAGCATATACAAAGATGCTTAATGATATAGTTTTACTTATTGTGGGTGGTATAGGTGGTATTCTGACCAAGGGCTTAACAAACGAGGCAACCAATATGATGAATGCGGCCAAGGCCAATAAGGATGCATATGTTGCTCCTCCTCCACCGCCTGTAGTGATGATGTCCACCCCCGCTGGCTGGACGCCTCCCCCAGCGCCTGTAAGTCGCCCAGTATTGGAGGATGACGCGGAACGTGAGAGAATGGCGCATGCGAGGGCTAGCAATGTTTAGTTTCCTCAATCCTTGGTTTATTTTAGGCGCTATCTGCGCTGTACTAGGAGTATATTTTTATGGACACCATGCAGGCTATCAAGAACGTGTTGCTGAAGATCAAGCAGAAATTATCCGACTTAATGACGAAGCTCGCGCCAAAGAAGCCGAATTAAGCAAGAAGCTCTCGGGCGTAACTTCTGCACTTGTAAAGGCAAGAAATGATGTTAAAGATAAACAGTCTAGTATTAACTCTAGGGTTGACTCTGGCGAGTTGCGCCTCCCCGCCAGTTGTCCCATTCAAGCCAGTGCAGATGCCCCCGCTGGAAATACAGCCAATGCAGGCCAATCTGACCGACAGGTTATTAAAGATATTGTCGCCATCGCAGCAGACGGCGATCTCGCCATCACCCAGCTCAACGCCTGCATCACCACCTACAACCAAGTAAGGGAGGCGGTCAATGTTAAGCCCTGAGAAGCTCCATGCTCTGGGAATAGGTGCGGAATGGTCGGAACCGTTGACTACAACTTTTGCTACGTTTGGGATGAATGATGTCAATAAACAGGCAGCTTTTATCGGACAGTGCGCTCATGAGTGCGGTCACTTCAAAAAACTGGAAGAAAACCTTAACTACTCAGTCGAAACCCTTCAAAAACTCTTTGGACATAAATTCAAGCCGGGAGAAATTGAAGTTTACGCTCACCATCCAGAGAAAATTGCCAATCGGATTTATTCAAACAAAATGGGAAATCGGGATGAATCCTCTGGAGACGGATGGAGGTTCCACGGGCGTGGATGTATACAGTTAACAGGGCATGATAACTATTGGCATTTTGGCAAATCCGTTGGTCAGGACTTTGTGACAAACCCGCAACTTGTTGCAACCTCTATGTATGCCGCCCTCTCTGCTGGGTGGTTCTGGAAGACGCATGGATGTAACGATCTAGCCGAGGCGCAAAATTGGACGGGATTGACAAAACGCATCAACGGCGGTACATTTGGTCTTGATGAACGCATTAAATTGACTCAACACGCGCTTTCCGTTCTGGGCGCTTAATAGCATAGACGTATGCCACTAATTAAGCCCGTATTCAGACCTGGAGTTAACCGCGAGAACACCCAGTATTATACTGAAGGTGGGTGGTATCAGTCCGACAAAATCAGGTTTAGGCAAGGTAGTCCAGAGAAGATTGGTGGTTGGACGCAGTATTCAGCCGCTACATTTTTAGGCGTTTGTCGCACTCTCTGGAATTGGATAACGTTAGCCCAACAAAACTTTGTAGCCCTTGGAACCAACTTAAAGTTCTACGTTACAACTGGCGGGGCTTATTACGACATCACCCCCGTCCGCAAGGTCAGCACGCTGACATCGCCTTTTACAGCCGTGGCTGGTAGCACCAATATCACGGTGACAGCTACTGCACACGGCGCTCTCCTGGGGGATTTTGTAACGTTTAGCGGTGCCACAGGGCTGGGTGGAAACATCACCTCTGGGGTGCTGAATCAACAGTATCAGATCACAAGCGTTGCCACCAATTCGTTTACCTTTACAGCCACGGCAACAGCCAACTCTACAGATGCATCGGGCTCTCCGGGCGGCGGCACTGTAACGGCTACATATCAAATTAACACCGGCCCTGCTATCCAAACGCCTTTTAACGGCTGGGGAGCTGGGTCTTGGGGATCAGGAGCTTGGGGAAGTGGCGGTACAACGAACGTCAGTCTACAGATTTGGAATGCCTACAACTATGGCGAGAACTTGATTTACGGGCCAATCGGTGCGGCTATTTATTACTGGCAACCAGCCGTCAACACCGTCAGTAATCCTGGCGTTTTGTTGAGCTCATTGGGTGGATCGGTAACTGTCACCAGTGCCAGCCCAGGATTAATCACTGCCAGCGGTGTATCCCTGCCCAACAATTCGAGCATTCAGCTTAATGCAACGTCCATGCCAACGGGTCTAACTGCCAATACAACGTACTATGTAACCAACTCAACAGGTACAACGTTTAATTTGGCGGCAACAGTGGGAGGCTCACCCATCAACACGTCGAGTACAGGTACAGGCGTTTACATCTCTAATTTGGTGGATGTACCGATTTATCAGAATGCCTTGACTGTATCGGACAGCTCACGGTTTGTGATTGTCTTTGGGACAAATACTTACCAGTCTACGGTGCTCGATCCCATGTTGATTCGCTGGTCAGATCAAGCCAATCCCTTGGTTTGGTATCCAGACATCACCAATCAAGCTGGCAGTGTTAGGCTTTCACACGGCTCACAGATTATCACAACCATACAGACTCGACAAGAGATTGTGGTTTTGACGGATCAGGCCATCTATTCTTTGCAATATGTTGGACCACCTTTTGTTTGGGCGACGCAATTATTGGGCTCAACCATCTCCATCATTGGTCCTAACGCCGCAACTTATGCCAATGGTGTTGTGTACTGGATGGGCGTTGATAAGTTCTACATGTATGACGGCCGGCTCCAGACGCTCAATTGCGATTTACGCCGCTTTGTGTTCCAAAACCTCAACATACAACAGAATCAACAGGTTTATTGCAGCACGGTTGAAGGCTTCAACGAGGTCTGGTGGTTCTATTGCACCGGCGAAAACACAAATCCTGACAGTTATGTTGTTTACAACTATATTGAAAAAATCTGGTACTACGGCACACTCAACCGCACGGCATGGCTTGACACCACCCTACAGTCAAATCCTATTGGCGCCAGCTACAACGCATCAGCCGCTACGGGTCTATTGTTGAATCAAGAAAGCGGTGTAGACGACGTATCTAGCGGCACTCCTGTAGCCATCGATGCGTATATCCAGTCTTCCGAGTTTGATATTCAGCAAGGAGATCACTTCTCTTTTGTCTGGAGGATGCTACCGGACTTGACTTTCAGCGGGTCAAACACCAGCGCCACAACTCCACAGGCGACCATGACGCTGTATCCTTTGCAGAACTCAGGCTCTGGTACAGGCACAGGCAATACCGATAAAGTGACCTATCAAGGCTCGAGCTATACCGTGACAGACAAGTTTACGGGTATTGTGTACACAAGGATTCGCGGTCGTCAGTTAATCTTCAAGATGGAATCTAACCAGGTTGGCACGACGTGGCAGCTCGGTGCGGTACGTTTTGACGTTCGTTTGGATGGAAGAAGATGACAATACCTACAAATCCTGCTGTACCCAACATGCCGTTGGCCACCGATGAATATGAACGCCTGTACATGGACAAGCTGACCAACGTATTGCGTTTGTACTTTAACCAGTTAAACGCAATGAACGCCACAGAGCTATCTCAGATTTCCACCAATCAAGTGATGGGCTGGCTGAACACAACACTATGAGTAACTACCAAAACGTCACCCCAAACCAGCTCGGTCAAGCCGCGCTGACGACCAGTTACGCCACCATCTATACGGTGCCGGCCAATACAAGAACGTACTTGAAAGACATGGACATTTGCAATACCACCGCAGGTTCGCTCAATGTATTTGTGTCTGTTGTGGCCAGTAGCGGAACTGCGGGCACAGCCAATTCTATCTTCTATACCACGCCTGTACCGGCCTATTCAACATTGCAATGGTCTGGCACTCAAGTCATGTTGCCAGGCGTCACCCTCCAGGCCAAAGGTTCTGGAACAGGGTTAACCCTTACAGTCAGTGGAGGGGAGGCAGTATGACTATTGTTGTCTATCCAAACGTTGGCTCCAGCGGAAATCCAAGCACAGCCATCATTGACAACGAAAGTTCTTTGGCTTTACCTCCTTATATGCAGGTATCAAGAGGGCTTGTATCTGGCACATCGGTGGTTAATATTTACGGATTCCAAAACGCTTTACCAAACTCAAGCGCTGCAACTTTTTATCCTGTTTGGGAAAATGCAAACGCATATCCATCTTATCCATCTACAGCCATACAGATGTGGATTTTGAGCTCTTCATCTTCTGATACGGCCGTACAAGTCATCATATCTGGATTAGATTCAAGCTATAACCCAATAAGCGAAACCATAACTACCAATGGCACAACTCACGTTGCCACTGCCAACAAGTATTTAAGAATTAATGGGATGCAAATAACGGGTACTGTTAATGCTGTTGGAACTATTAATGTTGTTGATTCAGCAACCACAACAACCAATCAGTATGGAGAAATTATGGCGGGATCTGGAAAAAGCCAGGCCATGATTTATACGGTTCCAAATGGTTATATTTTTTACTTAACTCGATCTAACGCGTATTCAAATCAAAGCGGCAACACAATTAACAACTATTGTGTGTATCGGGTTTGGACTCAATCCAACACTGGAATAATTCAAGTCTTATTACAGGCGCCATTTACAAACTCATATCAAACGATTAGGGTTGCGCCACGCGCTTATGCGGCTAAAACGGATATTCAATGGCAAGCTGCTGGTGGACCATCTTCTGGTACATCTTCCGTTGGCATTGGTGTAGAAGGCATTTTAATTGCCACTGGTACCCCATAATGGTAAACTTTAACATATTCTTGGAGCAAATATGAGCTTCTTAGCAGACCCAATAGGCAATATATCCGGCGCTATCCACGACGTGGGCAAAAGTTCTATCGGTAAAATGGCCGAAGCCGCGGCATTAGCGTATTTTCTTGGCCCTGCTGGCGAAGGATTGATGGGTGCCGATACTGCTTTGGGTGTAGGCGGCGGTCTTACGACCCTGCTAAACGGCGGCAATCTGCAAGATTCCATCAAAAGCGGTGTGATGGCTTATGGAATAGGTCAACTAACTGGCGCTGGACAAGCTATCGGCGATACAGCAATTCCTGGCGGAGCGCCCGTTGAAGAACGTATTCCAACGCAAGTGGGGGAGCCCCCTGTTGTTGCACAAACCGCGGCAACTGCTCCACTAGCATCTCAAACAAGCTTTAGTCCACCTGCTGGCCCACCCATTAGCTCTGAAGACTGGGCAATGAATGCCAAGTATGGGGACATGACGGCTGCACCGCCTCCGGCCAGTCCAAATGTTGTGACCAACTCTATTCCTGCGGCGCCCTCTATTGCAGATCAAAATGCCGCTCAAGCATTCAATGAAACATCACCGGGCTACGGTAATAAGGGGCCAAATGCACCTATAACTCCATCTGGATTTAAGTTCCCAACAAGTTGGGCTGACCTTAAAGAATTGTACAAAAATGCATCGCCTTATGAGGTGGCTGGTGCTGGCGCTCTGGGGATTGCTGCTCTCAAGGCTGCCGCCAAACCCAATTCTGTGTCTGCTGCAAAGATACCCACGCAATACATTAATCGATACAACTACAACCCTTACACGCAACAAATGTCGATTGCGTCTAGAACACCGGCTTGTCAGTACAATGGCGCTACAGGCGGTCTTGTTGCGCTTGCAGGCGGCGGCTCAATCAAGCATTACGACGGAACTGACGGCAGCGTTGTTACTTCTAGTGCTCCAGCTTATACGTCTTACACGCCCGATCAAGTCACCAATTACATCCAGACAAGCGGTATTGACTTATCAAACCCCAATGCGGTCAATGCGGCGCTATCTCAAGCGCACATGGATCCTGCGGCATATGCATCGTACCTAACGTCTGCAAACAACCCGTTTGCTGTTAAGACTTTAGAGAATCCAACAGCGGCTAGCGTTGCCAGTTTTGACAAATCTTTGGGTGCAACTCCATCGCCTGATGCTCTTACAGACATTAGAAACGCTGTTGTGACCGCTCAAAATACTGTTGGTGGCCCTAATTCGGCCGCCAATATGCCAGCCAATACTCAAATTGCTAAAGAGATGGATGCGTTTCATGTAGATCCCGGCACTATGGGAACTGCTGTTGGCATGACTAAAGACCAAATCCAAGCAATCTATAACCAGGTTAATCCTTGTGGCCCCTATTCAACTGTTAAGAAGGGTATTGCTTCGCTTCAACCTGGCACGCAATACACAGGAACGGGCACAGGCAACACAATCATTACGCCAACAGATGTCACGCCCATAAACACAGCTCCGTCCACAACGTTGGCCGGCGGTGTTGGTGGCAACACTGGAGCAGGACAAGTTGGCGGCGGAACCGTGATCAACCCCAACGGAACAATCACAAGCTCCCCAAGAATTCCCGATATTCCTGTTGGTGGATTTACCGGCATGACGCAGCTTAAAGACGCGTACACAAAGGGTGGTGGAAGTTTGGGATACACAAACCCAGCCCCCGCAAGCATGGATGAATTCAACAAAGAATTCAACACCATGAAGGGTGGATCTGCGGCCGCATATGACTTCTTGACCGGTAAAACAACGCAACCCAAAATACCTTATACGTCTACAGGTCAGATTGCTATTCCTTACGCCACATCTGTGATGGGATCAACCGCATACGTTAAAGACCCATCGGGTCATTATGTGCTCGGTCAAGTCACGCCTACGGACAAAACAGGCAATCCTATTACAGACGCCAAGGGACTGCCCGTCACTGCCCATCTTGATCCGGCATCAGGATACTACGTTTATAACGATACCTATTACGATCAGAGTGGAAGAGCTGCGGCAAACACTGCCACAACAATTACCACGCAGTCTGGTGAAAAGGCAACCCTTGATCCAGCTTTGAATTTATATGTCGACTCCAAGGGAAATCAATATAACGTTGATGGAACTCCGTACGCGCCAGGAACAGCCGCCAAAGCTGGTGGTTTAATGGGTGTGCACATGGCAATGGGCGGTATGACTGTTGGTCATCTAGGAGGATACTCAGATGGTGGACGTTTACTACGCGGCCCGGGTGATGGCGTCTCGGATTCGATACCTGCTACTATTGGTACTCATGAGCCTGAGCCTGCTCGCCTTGCTGACGGTGAGTTTGTGGTTCCTGCTCGGATCGTCTCCGAACTTGGTAATGGCTCCACTGAAGCAGGCGCTCGACAGCTTTACAAAATGATGTCCCGCATTCAGCATGCGCGTTCCAAAACGACTGGTAAAGACGCAGTAGCGAACAATACCAATTCGGCTCAATATTTACCTGCATAAGGAATTAATCATGGCTTGCGGTCCACAATCAGTCAATTACAACACAATCACGATACCCTGCTATGCCGCACCTTGCGTGCAAAATATGCTGGGCAAAGCCAACAGGTTGACATGCTTTAGCGCAAACCCATACATGCAGTATCAAGGCTGTACTGTTGCGCAATTTTCACCTCTTCAGAACCAGGCTTTCAAAAATGCTGCAATGATGCGGTCTGCTCCCCAGTTGCAGTGCGCGTCTGCGCTGGCTGGACAGGCTGGTCTAGGTGCTATTAATACAGGTTATACCTACAACCCCTACCAAGCCCAGCAAGGATTGGCCACAAACGCGGCAACAGGCAAGAGCAACATTGGCTCTTACATGAATCCCTATTTGAACTGCGCATTGGCTCCTCAGCTCAAGTTGATGCAACAGCAACAAGGTCAACAACAAGCACAAAATCAAGCTCAAGCTGTTGGATACGGCGCGTTTGGTGGCGCTCGTTGTGCAGTATTGACTGGCGCTCAAAATCAAGCCAACCAATTGGCCCAACAAAATCTTGTGGGCAATGCCTATAACCAGGCTTACAAATGCGCTCAAGGTGCGTTTACAGCCCAACAAGGCGCTTGCCAGGCGGCCGCCAACCTTAACGCACAGCAAGGTCAGTTTGGCGCCAATCTCGGCCTACAAGGTCTCAATACAGCCAACACAGCGGCCAATACATTGGGTACATTGGGTAATGCCCAGTACAACCAGAATTTGGGTATCACTGGATTGCAGGCCACAATGGGCGGCACACAACAGCAGCAAACTCAGAATGTGCTCAATCAGCAGTACCAGTGTTTCCTGAACTATCAGAACTATCCATATCAGCAGTTGAGTTTCGAGTCCAACTTGTTGAGGGGTCTGCCTATGACCAACACAACCAGTCAGACATACACCGCTCCACCGAGCATGTTGTCTCAGGTAGCGGGTCTGGGATTGACTGCCGCGGGCTTAGGCGCGTTTAAGTCTAATGCCAAGGGCGGCGCAATTAAAGAGAAGAAATCAAACGGGATTGTGTGTATAGCGTTATCTAAAATGGGGGCATGATGAGTATTGCACCACAAAGCGTTAGTTCTAATCTCCGGATGATGTCCGATGCACAGCTGGCGCAGTACGCCCAGATGCATCAGCACGACCCTTACATCTTCCCTCTTGCTTTTCAAGAGAGTCAAGACCGCAAAAACATGCGTTCTGAAGCAATGGCAAAGCAGTCTGGTCAAGCTCAACCGCCTGTTGTGCAGCAAGACTTAGCGCAGATGATGCCCCAACAAGCGCCCCAACAAGCGCCTCAACAGCCCCAACAAGTTGCCCAGTTGCCCGAAGAACAAGGGATTGGCGCATTGCCCGCTCAGAATCTTCAGCGCATGGCTGGGGGTGGAATTACAGGCGAGCAGCATTATGCTGACAAAGGTCTTGTTCAGCCGGTTTATGGATATACAGCCACGACAGCTGCTGATTTGCCAAAAAATGTAACGCCTGAACAGGTGGCGGAATACACCAAGAAAATGCAACAATCAGCAGAAGAAGGGGCCGCACCAGAGCAAGCCAAAACTGCCGCTTTGTTTGATCCATACATTCAGAAGCTAAAAGGCAAGCAAGCTGACATTGACGAGAAAAAGAACACCAACACCCAGATGGCTTTGCTACAAGCTGGCCTTGGTATGCTTGGCGGGACATCTCCTTATGCTTTTGCCAATATAGCCAAAGGCGGACAAGAGGGTGTAGCCGCTTATGTGTCAGGCAAAAAATCCATTCAAGACTCACAAGACTTGCTCGATCATTCCCAATTCCTGGCAGAGCAAGCTAAGAATTCCGCTCTCAAGGGTGATGTTAAAGATCAAGCCACTTTCCAAAATGCAGCGGTAGCCAACTTAATGGCCGGCAAAAATCTTGAATATCACGGTCTTCAAATACTTAACTCTTCCAAAGCGGAAGAAGGCAAGTTACGGGCCGAGCAAGAAAGCAATAGTCTTAAACGCAGTCAATTGGGAATTGAGGCTGGAAAGGCCGAGTCGTTAAAAGGTTTACAAGACGCCGAAAGACAAGTGTGGCTCAGTAAAATCCCAACCGCTGAACAGACAAAAGTTCTGAATGTTCAAAAGATTGTTGACCGTGCTATTGCACCCATCCGCACTCAACAGGCAAAATTGTCTACACCAGGAACAGAGCAGTGGGATAAATACGAAAAGCAAATCCATCAAGTTGGATTACCAATTTGGCAAAAGCATGGAATTGAGCCGCCTCCGGAAGTTGGAGCATCATACGTTCCTCCAGAGGAAGAGGGTCATCCCATTGCAGATTTTTTTAGTGGGTTAAATCCTTTTCCCTCTAAACCAGCGGGACTGCCTACACTGGTTCCTAATGCGCCCCAAACAATTCCTGGTCCAGTGCCTGGAGGCCCACCATCATCTAATCAGATGACAAGAAATCCACCTGGAGTAAAATTCTTAGGTTTTGAGCCATCGCCTCAATAAGGATATAACATGCCAATCGCAAGATTTCAGTTGCCCGATGGACGCATAGGGCGCTTTGAGGTTCCTGAAGGCACAAGTCCCGAGCAGGCGATGCAGCTTATATCCAGCAGCTTGCCAGATTTACTCCCCAAAGAGACACCCCAACAAGTTGAGGCGCCTGCTGCCGCCCCGACTGCCGTTCCAACTGCTGCTCCAACTGCCACTCAAGCTCCCGCTCAAGCTCCCAGTAAGCCTTGGTGGGCTCCATTTGCAGAAGCAGCCACAGGGGAGGCAGAGCTTGGAAAACAAGTTGGTCCAAAGGTTTTGGGCGGTAATCTTGCGCAAGATATATTTGCAGCGGGACAAGCTACGCCCACTTATGCTAAAGCTGCCACACAGGCTTTAGTTGGTGGCAATAGTCCAGAAGATCTAACATCTCAAACAGATTGGCGACACGATACCATTGCAGAAGCCAGAGAGCTTTCAAAGAAAAATGCAAAAGATCCAAGTCTACAAGATGAATATATTTTAGGTATCACTCGTCAAAAGGTGCGCGAGTTACCGCAGAACGCTATGTTCTCGGTTATTTCTATGGGTGCTGGCTTGGCCGCAGGAGCTGCTGGCATGGTTGCTGGCCCTGTTGGTGCATATGGTGCGGGTACAGCTGCGTCTGGTCTAGCCGCTTACCGCATGGATACCAATGGTTTCTTGCGAGACATTAGAGAAAATCTTGATGAGGCCTCTGTAAAGGCCACAGGAAAACCTTTGACAGATAAGCAATGGTTGGATTACGCCAAACAATACAACGGCCTTGTTCAAGAGCATGGTCTTTGGGAGGCGGTCCCAGAGGCGCTTGGTAATGCATTGGGCGCAAAATTAGGCGCCACCATATTCAGAGAGGCCGGCAAAGGTCTCATGGGCACGTTAAAGTCGTTTGGCGCTACGGCTCTTGAGTTTGGTACAGAGCTTGGCACTGAGACCGTTACTCAGACTGGTCAACACAATGTTGAGGTTGATGCTGGACTCAGCGATCAACCCAAGCGTTCATTTGCCAACCCCAATGATATTGCAAAATCCGCAAAAGAAGTTTTGCCTGATGTTTTGTTGTTATCGGGAATGGTTGCTGGGGGGGCTCATGTAGCCGGTAAAGTCTATAACAACACAGAATTTGGTCAAAACAAACAGATTGCTGATGCCATCAAAGAAAACGTTAAGGCTGGTAACTTTTCACCTGACAAGATCCGAAAAGAAGCCATAGCAAGGCTTGATCCTAACTCTTACAACCAAGAGGCCATTAAGCCAGAAGAAACTGTTGACCTCAACAAAAGATTGCCCGCCGCTGTTGCACCCCCAGAGCAGCCACCAGAAGAGGGTCAACAAGTTGCCCCACCAACAGAGCAAGTTGCCGGCCCATCCATCAGTCAAGATACTCAAGCTATGCTGGATGAGCTGAGTGGTAAAAACATTGAGGAAGCTCCTGTTGAAAAACCAAAGGCAGAAGAACCTAAAGTTGAAGAGCCTAAAGCATTAGAGCCACCCAAGAAGGAAGAGCCAAAAGTTGAAGAGCAAGTTAAGGAAGAGCCTGCTGCTCCGAAAGTTGAGGAGGCTCTCAATTTGCCGCCAAAAACAGAAGAACTCAAGGCAGAAGAAAAGCCAACTACTGTCGTAGAACCAGACATTAAAGTTGGCAAGTCAAAGTTGACCCCTGCCCCGATACTAGAAAAGCTTGCACAGCCTGCAATCGATGGCATCAATAAAGCAAAAGAACTTGCAAGTCAGCTGACGGAAACTATGTCGGGAAATCCTGATGCGCAAAAAGCCGTTGACAATCTAAACAGCACCTCAAGTATATTGAACGAAAAAGGTCAGGCTGCTGTTGATGAGATGGCCAGGAACAACAAGAAGACTCCTGGAGAGCAAAACAGAGCTATACAGAAGGCAAGCGCTGAGTTGAAGAAAGCTTTGATAGAGCACAACAAATCTTTGAACGCAGCAAAAAAACTAATAACTCCAACCAAAGCCAGGGTTAAGAAGACGCCGGCTCCGCTAGAGCTCGTCAACAAAACCCAAGAGCAACTAGATCTTGAAAAACTCAATAAAGATCTAGAGAGCGCTGAGATGGCCAGGAGACAAATAAAAACAACAGGTTTGTTTGGCGCCTTGAGAGGCAAATTAAAAGCAAAAGACATCAACGATATTTCTCCTGACAAAGAATACGCGCAACTTAAAAACAAAAATGGCGGAGCGTCTTTGGTCGATATTGTTGCGAGTGGTGATCTTGATGCTTATCTGCCTTACAAATTGCGCCATGATCACCCCGATTTTGATAATAAAGACGCCGCTGACTATATAGCCGAAAGATTAAGTCAGAAAAACTACATGACGATAGAGGCCGAAGATGAGATAAAGAAAATTACTGGCGCCATAGACGAACTGCGCGGCAACATCAAAGAATTAGAAGATCAAATCAAACAACAATTGGAGTTAAAAGATGTCAACCTCCTCCTTGAAGAAGCCTTTAATGAGCAAAGAGAAGCTGACCTTGCTGATACGGTCATTGAGCCCGAAGGCGAGAATAGAGCTGTTGAGCCAGGTAAAACAAAATTGGCACTTACCGGTCAAACACCAGATGAAGTCCGAGCGGCCGAGCGCGCCAAGGAAGACCGCCTAAAAGCCGAGAGAGAGGCGGAAGCTAAAGCCAAGGCCGATGAAGGTGTTGGTGAGTTTACTTTGACAGGAAGTAATCGTCCTGCCGACATTGCTGCCGCCAAAGGCCAAGAGGGTTTGTTTGACGAGCGCACTCCAGAAGTTAAAGAACACCCAGAATGGGCTACTGGTCACGCTAAAGATGTAGCCGGTAAGATTGTCTATTCCGATGACGATGCCGCCTTGCTCCAAGGTCATTCTCTTTTAAGCGGAAAGAATGTTTATTCTGCAATCGATAGAGAGTCCGGGAAAAGAACAACATCCGATATTCGGAACTTTACAGGTAAGTTATTCAAGCCCGATGTGTTGCAAAGACTGCAAGAGCAGGCCAATCGTATTGAGACCGAAGACAAAGCCAACCAAGCCAAGTTTCCTGATGGACCATTCCAAAACAAAGGCAATGTAGTTGGGACGGATGACTTTGATCCAAAGTATGTTTCTTATTTAGAGGGTTTGCTGAATGCCGCCAATCTTGGTGGACTAAAAGTATTCTTAATACATCCAGATGATGCTCGTGCAAATGCCGAGAAATACAACTTGTATGGTGACTATTCGTCGGCTAAATCAGCTGGAATGAGTTTTACTGAAGACGGGTCTACTCGTCTGTTTGGTCCCAACAATAAATACGCTTACATTTCCGTCAAGCCAGGGCTTAGTGAAACAAGAACAATTGAAACGATAGCGCATGAAGTTGGCCACATTATTGAGAAAGTTGCCTTAAACAGCGCGCCAAAAGAAATTAAAGACCAGCTGGTAGCAGAGCATAAAAAATGGGTTGAAAAGAATGTCAAGGGCGCCGCGAGAGATCTAATTCTTAACTTGCGCAATCGAGAGACGGGTGAGGCTCATGCTCAAAGCGTAATAGATAACATGCCAGCCAAAGACTTGACCAGATACTGGACAAGTTTTGATGAGTGGTTTGCAGATAACGTATCGCGTTGGGCCACAACAGCAGATAAACCTATCAGCGTTGTTGAGAAGTTCTTTGCCAATGTTGCTAAAAAACTCAAAGAACTTGTTGGTATTATTACTGGCAATAAATTTTCACCCAATGAAGAGGTTGCCAAGTTTATTGAAAATATGGGACCATCAACGGTCCAAGACTGGTATACCTCTAAAGATAAAGCAAGTTCTGAGAGTTACTTTTCAACGTCGGATGCCGCATTTGAACCCATCTTCCAAGAAGAGAAAAAGCGCAACCCATCTTTTAAGCGCGCTGTCACTGGTCTCAACAAATCTCGCAATAAAGGCATACTCACCGATGAAGAGTTTGCTCTTAGGGTTGGCGCTGAATTGGATGCTGACAACAATAGAAAGTCTAATGCCTTAACGCCAGCCAGAAGGCGTGGCATTCTTCACATCAAGGCGAGGTTAAATGAAGAGGGCGCTAGAAATGTAATCAGCAAAGAGGCTATAGATCTAGCTGAATGGTTTATGAACCAGAACCCAAGTTTGGTTGATGATCTTGGTATATCGATCAAAAAGGGTGAGCGTGGCACTGGCGGCAACTACGAAAGCCTAAGACGCATATTTAGCTTGATGAAAAATGCGGGCAGCGATGAGACGCCAATTCATGAGATTTTGCACCATACCGAAAGGATGATGCCGGGCGATATACAAAATGCTATACGCAAAGAATGGCTGCAACAGCTATTAAAAGCGCAAAAGAATGCAAAGACTCAAGAAGAGAAAGTATTTTTTGCCGCTGTGATGGATAGTCATTTTGGTGATAACCGCGCTTTAGATATTGAAGTAAAAGACAAAAATGGGAATGTAGATAAATCTGTCAACAAATTTTTGTATGACACGATCATGCGCGCCAAAAATCCAGGAGAGTCTCTTACCAGCTCCAAGTTGGCCAAGTTTTTATTGCAGCACACTAGCTTGCCAATTGCAAATTATCGGTTTGTCAATCCATCAGAGTTTTGGGCTGTTAATGGATCGCGCATTGTTGCTGGTGATTACGCCGCAATAAAAGGCACAAAACTCGACAGGCTAAAGAATTGGTTGGGCAAGCTTGCTGAAAAGATTAAGTCATTGTTTGGGTTTAGATCTGACGCGCCCATTCTTAAAGCGCTCAACAGTTTGAGTAAATCAGATGGAGTGTTTCAGTCATCTGAAATGCTGGGTGGCACTCAGTTTGAGTCTATTAATCAAGGCCAAATGTTCCCACCGGCACCTCAGCCCCAACAAGTTGCCCCCTTGAGCCCGCAAGGCCGACAAGGCAACATGTTCCCGCCCGGTCCTCCAAGTAAGAGGAACGTGTTTGGCGGACCCGCACCACAGAAGACCTGGGATCTTGCGCCCGAGACCAAGCTTGGCAATCTAATTAACACGCTTGACTATAAAATTCACGACAAGCACGTTGATACAAGGCAAGTCCAAGCTGCGATTACCAAGAATGTTGGCCTGATTGATGACGCGTTTGATGCGTACATGAAGGAAGAGCTCTATCACGGCAGGACAGCCAACGAGATCAAAGACTTTCTCAAGAATGACTTAAGCCCAGTCGTCAAAGATTTAATAAGCGCCAAGCTTAGTATCGATGATCTAGAGCAGTATTTACACAACCGCCATGCCGAAGAGCGTAATGATGCCATTGCGCAGATCAATCCCAGGTTTGCGGATGTTGATAACGAGCCTGGCTCCGGTATTGGCACTCAGGCGGCCAGGGATTACTTTAAGAATCTTGATCCAACAAAAGCGGCCGAGCTTGCAAAGATCGCTGCCAAGGTGGACGACATCATCAAGGGCACGCAAAAGATTCTTGTTGACCGCGGTCTTGAGACTCAGGCGACAATTGACAACTGGAATCAGGCCTACAAGCACTACATCCCGCTCATGAGGGATCAAGAAGAGCTTGACTTCATGCATCATGGTGTTGGCTTGGGTAAAGGTTTCCAAGTCAAGGGAGGCGCATCCAAGCGTGCCTACGGCTCAACAAAGTCCGTGGTAGACATTCTTGCCAACATTGCCATCCAACGTGAGAGTGCCATCATCCGTTCTGAGAAAGCCCGGATTGGTCGTGCGCTGTATGGCATGGCCTTGAAGAATCCCAATCCAGACTTTTGGTTACCAGTCAATCCTGATGCAATCAAGAATAAAGCGGCCTTGTATCAAGAGCTTGTCTCAATGGGTCTGCCCATCTCTACTGCACAGAACTTTATCCAAGAGCCGAAGACTCCCAGCATCGATCCTTTGACTGGTCAGGTTCGGTACACCATTAATGCAGGCCTCAGAAGCAGTCCTAATGTGTTTCCTGTCAGGATCAACGGCAAAGACCGTTACATCTTCTTCAACACAAAGGATCCTAAAGCCATCAGAATGGCCCAAGCGATGTCAAACCTAGATGCCCAGACCTTGGGTGGCCTGCTGGGTACATCAGCGCAAATAACGCGCTGGATCGCGTCTGTTAATACACAGTTTAATCCAGTGTTTGGTGTTATCAACTTTACGCGCGATTCTTTTGGTGCCGCATTTAATTTGACCAACACTCCGTTGGCTGGCAAACAAAAAGAAGTTGCCAAACATGTTTTTCCAGCAATGTTTGCCATTTTCCAGGGTGAAAGAGCAAGCAGAAAAAATGCAGCAATCACCGGGCCTTATGTTGCTCTTTATGATCAATTCCGTCGGGCTGGTGGAACGACCGGTTTCAGAGAGTCATTCGCAAAAGGTAACTTTAGCGGCAAGGACACAACTATTGTAGAAAGATTGTGGGCTGACGAGACTCAAAGCGGCGCCATGAAAAAGGCGAGGTATGTGTTTGACGCATTGTCGGACTACAACGAGGCAATGGAGAACGCCGTTCGTCTGTCTGTATTCAAGGTCGCTCTTGATATGAATTTGAGCGAAGAGCGCGCAGCCAGTTTAGCTAAAAACATCACCATTAACTTCAACCGCAAAGGCCAATCCAGTCCTCTGCTACAAGCTTTGTATGCATTCTTTAACCCCGCTGTACAAGGCGCCGTTCTTGTTGGTAAAACATTAAACGGTCCAGCAGGAAGAAAAATCATTGCAGGTGGTCTTGCTGTTGGCGTCCTCCAGGCTTTGTGGATGGCCGCGGCTGGGTTTGATGCCGATGAGCCGCCAGACTATATTCGGGATAAAAACTTCATCATTCCAATTGGTAACAAGAAGTATTTAACCCTCCCAATGCCACCTGGATACAACGTGGTGCCGGGTGTTGCACGCATTGCAACAGAATACATCCTTGGCAAGAACCATTTGATTAGCGGCGGTAAACCAATTACTGATGCGGCAACACAAGTCTTGGGTCTGTTTTTAGATTCATTCAACCCATTGGGTGGCGGTACTATTGCTCAGATGTTATCTCCAACGCCTATAGATCCAATCGTTTCTGTAACAATGAACAAGGATGCGTTTGGTCGTCCAATCTTTAAAGAAGATCTGGCCACCAAGCCAACACCTGGGTTCATGAGGAGCCGTGAGAATTCCACGCAAATAAGCCAGTGGATTGCAGAGTTCTTAAACTATGTCAGTTCACCTCCTGGAACGCATTTCACCAAGGGAAAGATTAGTCCAACCGCGGATGAGATTGACTACTATGCAGGTCAAATTGGTGGAGGAGCTGCTCGCGAGGTCATCAAGGCTGGTGAGTTGGTTAAGTCTGCCTTTACCAGCGAGCCGGTGCCCAGCTACAGAATCCCGCTTGCAGGACGTTTCTATGGCGATGCAAAGAGTCAGGCGGCCATTCAAGACAAGTTCTACAACAATATTACGTTGATGAATAAGTATGGGAATGAAATCATGAACATTCAAAAGTCTAGCCAAGATCCCAGTAAGTTTATTGCGGCCAACCCAGCGGCTCAACTTTATAACTCTGCCTCTGAATACAACAACATGATCAATGAGATGAATAAAAACAAAAAGATGATGTTGAAGAATAAGGTTCCATTAAAAGATATTCGTGACTTTGAGGCTCAAAAATATCAATTAATGAAATCTTTCAATGATCAAGTTGCGGATGCGCAGAAACGGAGATAAATCCGCGCTCAAAGAGTTGGCCTATCGTTTTGCGATGGGCTTCATCCCAAAGCTCAACCCTCTCTTGTTTCGAGAGGTCTTTGCCTTGGTCTAACTCCATGTGGCACTTGTAGCAAAGCGACGCAACCCGATAGTCATGCGCTTTCAGGCCGCGTCCTTTGCCGTCTCGGAGCTGGTTAGAGTGCGCCGCCACCACCGTGCCATCTATGATTCCGCAATGTTGGCAAGGTAACTCGTGGCAGACATCCAGTAACTTTCTATTCCGATACATTCTTTTTCCTTTTTTTGAGTGCAACAATTCCCTCTTGGGGATCTAGTTCCTCGAGTAAAGCATCGGCCAACAAGACGCATTCTTTTGCAATCTCGTGTGCCTCGTGGTCAAAGACAGTGCCGGCCAGCTTGCTGAGTGCAAACATGGCTGCCAGTGCTCGAAAGTTTTCACGGTCTTCCATTAATGCATCTCCCCTTTTGATTCGGCCAATATGTCTTTGTACAGGTTTCTAATGAGATTCATGGCGTCTTCTTCTTCGACTGACAGCTTGACGCCCATACTACAAAAGAGTGCAGCGAAAGCCAAAAAGACTTCGGTTGGGCGCTCCTCTATCTCTTCCTCAAGGGCGCGAGAGACCATGATAGCTATTGCATGCGAGGCTTTCATTTGCGAAGTCTCTTGATATTTTGTTCGAGGATTTCTTTTAAGTAGTCCCCTCCCGCATTCTTGAGCTCACGGTTTTTCATGACGACCTTTGCGGCATCCTCCAAGCCTCTGTTGTACCCTGCTTTGAACTGATCACCGCCGTCCATGATCATGCAGATCGCATCCCTCACCATTGAGGAGGCCTTGCGCTCCTTGGCTAATTCTTTGATCTGATCGTAGTATTCCGGCGGCAAGTACACGCTGTATGGGATTAACTTCATTCTTTTCTCCAGTGCTCAAAGCTTGAGCGCAATTGATTGAATAGAGCCCTTGCCTCGACGTTGGTCTTGAGCTCCTTGCGGGACTCAATATCAAGGTATCCACAAAGCCACTCTGTACAAGCAAACTCATTCTTGTCCATCAACCATTCTTTTTTGTTGAGCCAGTCCCAAAACTCTTTGTCCCGACAGAGCATGCCGGCGATCTTTACCGCCATGTCTCCTGGAAACTCGTCTTCTCGGACTATTGGCATTTCGTCGTCTCCGAGTCTGACCATGACCACCACATACCGTGATCCAACAAAATCCCTCATGAGGTCATCAGGGATGTCGTCTGGATGCACGGCAAGGGTGAGAACATAACCATCCTTGGATTGTTTTAAAGCGGTTTTAATCGCTTCGAACTGGATTGGTTCGCTCAAGTCTTTTCTCCAAATATTTGATAATGATCTCTTGTTCTTCGTTCTCTTTTGCCAAAAGCAATAGAACCTCTCTCAGGTTCTCGAGAGTCTGTTTAGTTGTCCCAGGGGTCTGCGACTGGGGTTTGCTGCTTTTTCTCATAAGTGTTTACCTTTAATGAAACCATGTGATTGCCTTCTTTGTCTTTCTTCTTCCAGCCGTCAAGCTTGATCTTGACCTCGCCTTCAGACTTCTCAATCAGGGATAGAAGTAAGTCCCTATCGATGTCGATGTACCCGTTGAAGTGCGGTGACTTCTCGTTGAACATTTTTTTAGCGGTGAACAATGTGCCGCTGTTGGGGAAATCTGCGCTCATTTAAATGACTCCTTTTTAGCCTTGAACAAATCCAACAATTCGGCAAATTCCGCTGGATAACTCTTCTTTAAATCCTCATAAACGGATTTATTGACGCGGTATATACTCTGCACATCTTCGGCCGCTTGCGTGAGGTCCACGGTCATTTTTGTGGCTTCTATGACCATGTTCTTCCATTCATCATCTTTGAGGAATTGGTCAATACTGATCTTCCACTCGACCATTGGCTGTGCCACGCCAATTTCCTGAAGTCCTGGGAACTCTTTTGAGTCCTTCAAGACTGTTGGTTTGGGCGTTTCTGCCTTGTATTTGGGCTTGTCAACTTGTTGGGGGTCAACTTGTTGGGGCTTGGGAGGGTCAACTTGTTGGGGTTTAACCGGCTTTTCCAGTGGGGGAGCCGCATCAATGGGGTCGTTCTCAACCAGCTCCATCGCAGTCATCCACAGATAGCGACGTTGATAGGTCTCAACAGCGCCCAAGTTCTGTATTTCGTGCGCGCCCTTCAGGGATGCCGAGGCCATAGGGGACTGGATGACCACCATTGTGCCGTCGTCCACGTCTGTGATGGTTAGAGTGGCGAAATCTGACCCGTAGGATACGATCCCGCAGAGCCCTACTTTCTCGAATATGAGTTGGCAGGCCGGCAGAAAGTCTCCGAGCTCGAAGTATTTGTAGCCCGCAAAACTGTTTTTACCAGTCTTTTCAAGCTTGGCCAGCAGTAACTGGCACCGAGCCGTCATCAGTTTTTTGTGAACTGTCATTCTTTTTCCTGTAAATATTGTTGATATTGAGTGCAAAACTTGTTGACCTGACAGAATGTCTCACAACGAGTCCTCTCCCCTGGCCGGGTCACAATCTCGGCCTTTCCTTTGACGTTAAAGAGGGCTTTGACAGCCTCTTCGTGTGATGCATGCACGCTTGTGGCGCGCTTGTTTCCCTCTTTCATGATGGCGTAAGAGGTTTGTTTTTCCCACATCTGCTCGGGTGTGCAGGGCGGCAGGTCGCCACCCATCTCGATGTCCATCTCGGCGTTGGAGTGTTCTTTGATCCGCTCGATGATGAATGCTTCTCTGACCTCAAAAGGCCATAGATGGATCGGTATGACCTTAATCGGTGCGTCTGGGTATCCTTGCCTAGACTCGGCGTCTCTGCGGCTCCAATCGCGAATAATGGCCACGATTTCTACCTTCTTGACCGGCATCTGTTTGACCTTTTCGACTAGCCAAGCATAGATGTTGAGCTGTAATTCCCAGTCGATCTTCTCATTCATGACCGCCCAAGCACCGGTGGTCTTGTAGTCGTTGATGGTGACAGACCCATCGTCGTTGATGATCTGTAGGTCGATAGCACCGGATATCTTCCATCCCTCGAGGGTGGTGGTGATCCGCTCTTCTACGACGTGATTGTCTGCCTTGCCGTGCTCTAGGATGCCGTGGATGGCTGTGCCAAAGATCGACCATACGTTCTCAGTCACGTCGCTCTCGAGCTCATCCATGTGGGCTTTGCGCAGCTGCACCAACCTGGGGGCAGTGATCAGCTCGGTGGCAGATAGATTCGCCTGACCCTTGCTGTAGGTCGGGCGTTTCATAATGTTGACGAAAGTCTCGGGGAGATTGAATTTATTCGTTATCTTCATCTCTGACTTCCATCATTGCGTTTGCAAAGCCATAAGCTATGCGAGCAGTTGAGTATTCGTTAGCCGCGTCTCCATTGGCTATTAGTCCTTGAAGAGCCTGGGCGGCAAAATAGTCTCGCAAGCTCATGCCGGTCTGTTCTGTATTGTTGGGGTTTGGGAATGCGTTCACTGTTTCTCCTGTAGAATGTTTGGTTGGGACACACATTGTATTAAATTAATTCATGTCTTGCAAGGGAATTTATGGCAACGTCCACAACACAGTTGAGTCTCAAGCACATGAGGGAGAGAGGGTTTTATGCGGAAGTCGTTGAAAGATTTAACTTTTTTACCAAGCGAAAGAATGATTTTGCTGGTTTCATTGACATACTTTGTCTGTCAGAAGGTGTGGTTGTGGGTGTCCAAACTACCTCCTATGGCAACACAAGCAGTAGGGTTAATAAGATCAAAGGCCACGAGAATTACCCAATCGTCCTCTCAGCGGGGATAAAGATCGAGGTGCATGGTTGGCGGAAAGTGGACAATCGTTGGCAAGTCAGAATTATTGAGTTATGATTTGGTTTGTTTCCTGTAGTTGCTACTCCTTTGAGGGGTTTATCCCGGCCTAGTGTCGGGATTTTTTTTGTGCTAATATTTATCGTTGGCGAAGCGGATTAGCCCCGCGGGAATGCGTGAAATGTAAGAGTGTTGCTCATCCCGACCCTGCTTCATGGGAGCGCCAACAAGTTGACAGCGTTTTAAATAGTTTGATATACTGCGCTCACATTGGTGGGGATCAATGTAAAACCGTTTAGAGATGTATTCTGACTTTACCTAATAGCGGAGTGGCTTATTAGGCAAGGTATCCCCCAGAATGCATCGTCTAAGCGGTTTTTTTTTCGTCCCTACACAATGTCGTACTCCGCACGTTAGCAAGCACCTGTATGGGTGGCGCGGAAGAGAACACGCGTATCGGCAAGACCAACCGGTGCGTTCTAGACTTGTTCAGGTACTAGAGCAGACATAAGTGATATGTGACCCAGCTTTGCACTTATCTCGATGAATGAATCACTTCGGTGGATCGTCCAGTGATGGCCGGTCGTTAGCCAAAAAGCGGACAGAAGCGCCCTTTTGGTGGACACAGTGACCTACAGCGCTCAGGAGGGCCCCCCAGTCACCCGGCATAGCTATGTCTAAAGCCGTTTTGTCTATTAGGGAAAACACCTAGAGACGCTTGTCTGTGTAACGTCCAAAATCACCTCCTCAACAAAGGAGAACTATGGACACACACCCCACTGAAAGGCGCTTTCCGCGCACGCTGAACGAGGCGTTTCCACACACGATGGAGTACGGCGCTTGTATTTTTATCTATCCACGAGCAAAGACTGGTTACGCTTATGTGGCGGTCACTCTTAGCGTGGCCATCGCTCTAGTCTTGATTGTGAGGAACCTATGCATCCTTTCATAAACTTGCTTGTGGAATTGCACAACCACCTTGATGAGGTCAACAAGTTGGTAGAGAAGATTGCGACCGACTATGCGTACATGGTCAAGCGGACAGAAGAACTCGAGAAGAAGATATTTTGGTTGGAGAACAATGATGCGTGAAGGTTTCCCTACGATTGCCCAGCCTGTGTTTGTTTATATGGGTATCACTTATTTGCCGATCTATCAAAGACCGCTGTCAAAGCTTTGGTACACGTCGCCATCCAAGACGCTGTACACCGCAAAACAGTTGGCCGATGCCGGCGCGCAGATGGTCATGCTTGATCTGTGGGAGCGCCCTTGGTTGACTGAGATGATCAAGATAAAAGACAACACAACATCGGGGGAGATAAAACGTGAGTATCAAAGGATTTTCGGAATTGTATGAAGAGTGGAAAATTTTAAAGGAGCAACAAATGAAACCACAATTATTTAGAACAACGACAAACGTCACAAGAGAAACATTCAACTATGTAGTCAACAATCCTGGCTGTGTAGCGTCAGATATTGTTAAACACATCTCAAGTAAGGGAATGAATCCAAGCTCTGCATCGGCCATCTTAACGGCGTGCATAAAGCAAAACATGATCAAAAGAGAAGATGGTCGTTACTATGCTTTGCAAAAAGAATACACGCCGCTGAAGTACAAAAATAAAAACACAAAACCGAAAGTCAAAAAAGAACCGCCAGTAGTCAAGACCGCCCCAAGACTTTCTGCCGAGTACATTGTCGAGCACATTGGTATAGCCGAAGCAAAAGTATTGTATCGAGAACTCAAAGAGATATTTGAAAATGTCTAATGCTCTCTTGTGGATATTGGCATTATCGGGCGTGGTAGCAATATTCATTGTTGCCTGCTGTATTGCGTGGGCTTGCATACAGGAGTTTAAAGATGACTAAAGAAGAATTACTTGACCGACTTGCATTTGAAGTGCTTAAGAGTTTACCTCAGTCCCCCCGTGATGCATATGGCATTGCAGAATACATGATAGAACGCAGACAAGAAATTATTAACAGATGGGCTTTGCGTGAAGCTGTGATTGATGATGGGATTGAACATCTTAATTTGACCGTGCGTTCTGAGCGTTGTCTAAAAGCGGATGATATTTTTACCATCACACAATTAATTAATTGCACTGAGCTACGTTTGCTTAGAACTCCAAATTTGGGTCGCAAAAGCATAAAAGAAATTATTGAGCGGTTAGATGAAAAAGGTTTGAAGTTAAGGGGACAAGAATGACAAACATGGAAATACTACAACTCGCAGATCAATGCGGGGTTATAGCAGTTACCAAACATGAATGGGATGGTAAACGATTTAACCATACCGATGATTATTTGGACGGTGATGGAGCGGGTTTGGTTATTTTTGCGAAGGCAATAGCAGAGCGTGAGCGTGAGGCGTGTGCAAAGATTGTAGAAAACAGAATTTTGCATGACAAAAATGAAAATATTAAAAAAGGATATTTTTATGCTCAACAAAGTATTACTCAAGATATTCGAGCAAGGGGACAAGAATGAAAACCAAACAAGAAATCAAAGACGAGATAAATGAATTGTATGGTGCAAACCAAGCATTGATTGAGGCAATGAATCAACTGCACAAGCAACAGATGGATACAACAAAGAAGATGTTTGCCTTAAGCAATATGCTGAGGGAGATGGAGGATAAAGATGGAAAAAACATTTGAAGCAATCCACAAACTGAAAGAGATAGAGATTGAGTTGCACCGCTTGAAGAACGCACTGGAGATGGCGAACAAGGCGTTAGACAAAACCCAATCTGTGGGCTGTGCTGAATGTGGCGCTAGTGGCGGCCATGCGCTTTATTGCGTTGCTTGTGCTGAAAAATATGTGATTAAGGGGGCCGTGCTGGTTGAGGAAATGCAACGCGAGCAAGACTGCGTGGGTTGGTTTGGCTATGACGAGGCATTGCGTCTTTGGTTTGAAACAAACAAAAATGATGATTGCGCTATCCCGCTGTACAAAGACCAACAGCGCACATGGGTAGGACTGACGGATGAGGACATACAAAAATTAGCCGCAGAGCAACACGATTGGGAAAGTTTATATCTTGCAGTTCAAGCAAAACTAAAGGAGAAGAACACATGAAAAAATGGTACGGGTTTGACGATTGCGTCATTGGCACCGCTTGCATTTGGCGAGACCAAATAACTGTTGAGGTACTGGTTTACAGTGGCGACGAGATGGTTGACCTGTTAATGAGTAGAGACGGCATGAACGAAGAAGATGCTCATGAATTTCTTGAGTTCAATGTCATAGGCGCGTACATCGGTATTGATACACCGGTGATTAGTTTTGAAGATCCAGATTGGGACGAAAGAGATTATGAAGATTAATTTAGAAAAAATCAGAATTGATGGTGACACACAATCAAGAGAGTCACTTAGGGAGGTAACGGTTCAAGAGTACACCGAGAAACTATTGGACGGCGAGGCATTCACCGCCATCAGGATAGTTTACGATGGCAAGGACTGGTGGCTGGCCGATGGGTTTCACAGATACTTTGCTCACAAACGCGCAAAGATCAATACGATTGAGGCCGACATCATTAACGGCACAAAGCGCGATGCGTGGTTGTATTCATTGAAAGCCAACGGCAAGCATGGACTACCAAGATCGAACGAAGACAAGCGCAGAAGTGTGATGCGTGCTCTCAATGATATTGAGCTGTGTGATAAATCAAACATTGAGCTGGCAAAGATATGCGATGTATCAGACATGACGATCGGTCGCATTCGCAAAGAAATCGAGTTGTTGAAAGAGGTCAAGAAGAAACCAAAAGCCAAGCCTGTTGAGATTGAAGAGGAGTACGTTCAAGACGAAGTGCATGAGCTCCGCACAGAGAATCAGGCGCTACTCACAGAGAATACTAAACTCAGAGATCAGATGGCGATTGGTATTTTAGAAATCGATGACGAAGAAAAAATAACCATACAAGAAACTGTGGAATCGTTGCGCGCTGAAGTTTCTCGCTTACAATCTTTATTGGACGCCATGACTATCAGTAGGAATGACTTCCAGCAAAAGGCTGCCGACGCTATCAATCAAATCAAATATTGGAAACGTAAGGCAGAGAAATCAAAGTGAAGTTGGGCACTATCCCATCGGAGTTTTAAATGCTAGAACTAAGACCCCACCAGATTGAGGTGGTAGAAAAAATCAATCAGGGCTTTCTTGATGGACATAGAGCTCAACTGCTTTATGCTCCAACAGGATTCGGTAAGACCGAGGTCGCCATCCAACTTATGCAGAACATTGCCAAGCAATACAAACGTGTTGCTATGGTGATGGATCGCATTGTGTTGGTGAATCAAACCAGTACACGCCTTGCGCGGTATCAGATTCAACATGGCGTCATGCAGTCCGATCATTGGCGCTACCGCCCAACAGAGCGCATACAGATATGCTCCGCCCAAACCCTCGAGAAACGTGACACCTTTCCTGATCTTGATTACCTCATCATCGATGAGTGTCACGTTCAGCGCAGAAGTGTTGTTAAGTTCATTGAGCAAAACCCTGAGCTGAGAGTCATTGGATTGACCGCCACGCCGTTTACCGCGGGGCTCGGCGACGTGTACTCCCATGTGGTTGGTGCGAGCTCCACAGAGGATTTGATCGACAAGGGCTGGTTGATGCCCATGAAGATTTTTATCTCAAAAGAAATCGATATGACGGGCGTGACCAAGGTTGCTGGCGAGTGGTCACAGGATCAAGTGACGGAGCGGGGCATGAAGATCACCGGCGATATCGTCACAGAATGGATCAAGAAAACGCACGACATCTTTGGCGCACCCAAAAAGACTGTTGTGTTCTGTGCTGGGGTTGCCCACGGCAGAGACCTCGAGCAACAATTTAAATCGCAAGGGTATAACTTTAAATCAATCTCTTACCTCGAGGAAGACGATTACAAGCGAGAGATCATCGAGGACTTTGGCAAGCCCGACACAAAGATTCATGGCCTGATAGCCACAGACATACTCACCCGCGGATTCGACGTCCCTGACGTGCTGATAGGCGTCTCGGCGAGGCCTTTCTCCAAGTCATTCAGCTCGCACGTCCAGCAGATGGGCAGGATCATGCGTCCATCGCCCAACAAAACCTTTGGCGTTTGGCTGGATCACTCCGGTAACTATCTCCGATTCAGAAACGATTGGGACAAACTCTTCACTGAGGGCGTGACGGAGCTCGAGAATGGAGACGGCGAGAAAGCTAAGAAAGAGCCGACCGAGAAGGAAAAGAAAGACTCGAAATGTCCATCGTGCGGTGGATTGTGGGTGGCTGGCGAGCTCAATTGCGTGCATTGTGGGTTCACCAGGCCGTTGCGTGGCGTTGCAAGCGTTCCTGGAGAGCTCATCGAGTTGGCGGGCATACAGAAGGCGTCGATGGAGATCAACAAGACGTTTTATGCCGAGCTCTTGCACTATTCCCGCTCAAGAGGTTATAAAGATGGCTGGGCGGCACACAAATACAAGGAAAAGTTCGGGGCTTTCCCGCCTCGTGGTGATCACACGCCGATCCCAACTTCACAAAAGACTGTTAACTGGATTAGATCAAGGCAAATAGCATGGGCTAAAGGCCAACAAAAAGCATGAGATTTGAAGAATTTGCATTTGAACACGGCCTCGTGATCGACAATCTGTCTCTTGATAAGTGGATTCGAGTCAAGACTTTGGACAAACCCAACAAGTTGAATGGCGCCTATGTCTTTGATGGACAGGGCGGGGCGGTCATCAACTTTGCCACTATGGAGAAACACGCTATCTTTAAATCCGATAAGCCTTATGTGATCGACCATGACAAGATCAAGCGCGTCAATCAGGAGCGGTTGGATCGTCAGGAAGAAGCGCGCCGGAAGGCGGTCTACATCGTCAAGTCAGGCGTCTTGTCCACCCATCCTTACTTGATTCGCAAGGGGTTTCCCGAGCGCGGTCTTGTTTGGAAAGAGTTGCTCGTGGTCACAATGCGAGCGGGGGGTCAACTTGTTGGATGCCAGCTAATCGATAAGATCGGCAACAAAAAGTTCCTGTCGGGGCAGATCACCAAGGGAGCAAGCCTCGTGATAGACAATAAAGGGCGGGACATACTGGTAGAGGGCTATGCGACTGGTTTATCGGTGCGTAGAGCGCTTAAACTCATGAAGGCTAGGTATAGGATACACGTCTGTTTCTCGGCCTCTAATATGCTTGAAATCGCGAGGGGTCTGAATCGGCCTCTTGTGGTTGCGGATAACGACCCTGTTGGCCTGAGCACTGCTCAAAAAATAGCCTCGTGCTATTGGGTGGGTGAGGCTGGGGAGGATTTTAATGATTTTGAGACTCGGGTGGGGGCTCGGGAGGCTGGTGAGTCTCTTGTGAAATTGTTGTAGGGTCAACAAGTTGGGGGCAGTCTGCGCAACCGATAGATTGGCAGACCCCCAGTTCCTCGCACCGAGTCAAACCTCTTCCTCGCGGATATTGCACCGCTCAATGTCAGTTGTTTGTAGGTCGGTGATATCGTCTACATTGAAGAGCTCATAATCTAGATTGACCGCGACCTCGTGGGCGTCATCCTCATCCAAGGCGGTCACATAGACGTGGCACAGGGTCGTGTAGGTGGCGCTCACCTTGTATCGTCGTTTAAGCATGGTCATATGCATCCCCCAGTTTGTAGGTTTTGTTCAAAATCCTAAAAAATTTCGTGTTGTCTCTAACAACCTTTCCATCTTCTTCGGTTAAAAAGTAGGCGGTGATAATGAAATCATCCCCATCAAACCAAAAATTAAGGTCGTACTGGACGCCGTCCACCTCCGTCCAGTCCCATGATTCCATGCCATCATACGAATCCGGATCGAGTTCTCGTGGCGCCAGTTTAGCCAAAATCTTTGCCCTGAGCATGGGGTCGACCTTTACATACTGGCATTCGCAAACTGTTGGGTGTACTTTCCCGCTCGTGCATTGTTCGCAAGTCATGTTGACACCTCCGTCATTTCGAAATTGTAGAGGCGCGCGTACTGCTCGAGGGCATCGTAGCACGCCTCATAAAGGACTTCGTTCGCGAATGTGGCCGACTCAAAGACGTGGCCATCGATCTCAAAAAATATGGTTATCATTCTTCATTCTCCTGTTCTTCAACGTCAAATCTAAGCCACCGGCATCCCTCGAAAATCTCGACAACCTCGAAGTCAATGCCGGCTTTTTCTAAGGCCTCGTATAGTTCTTGTGCGGTCATTCTTCATTCTCCTCTTCGCCATAAAGCATATCCAAAACTTCAATACCTTCGTCATCATGCGGTACTTCAGTTACAAAGTAGCCGATTCTGTTTACATAATGCCACCCATCGACTATAAAAGTGCCAATATTTCCATCTACTAATGTCCAAATTTTCTTTGGGTCAGTTTTCTTGATGAATTCGTACTCTTGTCCATATGTTTCAAAAAGTTGAGTTTCTTCATTTTGACCAAAAGTGTTTACGATTGGTTTGTATTTTTCTTCCCATTCTTCGTAAGTCATTTTTCGCTCTCCTTGGGCAGAAAATCATAAATTTTTGCAAAATATTCAATGTCTTCAATGGGCGCGTAGTATAAAAACTTGCTCACCATCTCTTGGACGTCTATCTCATTGAGCAAAAACTCCACAAAATCGTCGAGTCGCTCGCAAGAAGTCAAAGGCGCGTCTTGGGGGACGGAAAACACTTGCCTGAGTTTTTTGTTGCTTGTTTCACCCCAGTCCCAGTCAGTCTCCATCATTTTGGATTCTCCCTTGCGTACTCAATACCGGCCTCGAATGCAATATAGGTATCCATCAGATGTGTGTATCCTTCCAAAGAGCTAACCGAATCGTTGTCTTTTAGGAACCGCAAAATGGTTTCATCGTCGCACTCGGAAATGCGACTAGAGTACAAGTCATAAAATGCTTGTTCAGTTGGTGATAGTGTCATGATTTTGGCCTCGTGTTGTTTGGTAATCTTGCTCGATGATTTCGAGTTTTCTCTTAAACTCTGCTAAAAATTCAATTTTGTTCTTGTATCCCAGTGACTGGTACGATTGCCCATAGGACAGATCGCACACGTCAAAGTAGAGCTCCTGAATGAGTGTGAGTGTGTTCATTTTCTCGCCCCCACCACGTCATCGATTGCAGAATTTATAGAATTCCAGTTAATGCCAATTTCAGCATCGTGTGATTTAACGATGATCTCCAACACTTTGCGGGTTTCTTCTAGGGTGAGCTCCTCGCCAATCTGTTCGCACTGGTCTGTTATATCGTCCTCGCACCATTCATCACGGATAACCCATTGTTTCTCAGTCTTAATTAATCGTGCCATTTTTGGCCTCCTGTAGTTGCACAAGACCCGCTCGCGCGGGTTTCGCCCAGTCAGGGCTCATCAGTTGCGCTTAGACTATTTCCCATTTCAGATCAAAAACTGTCGGGTAGAGCTCTTGCGTGGTTTCGGGTTCGCCCACGGGCTTAACCCATACGCGACCGGTTGAGCCGTCATTGTGCGGGGGTCTCCCCCCAGTGAGCTCGAACTCTTCGCCGTTGCGGGTTTTGATGATCGCGCCCTTGGGGACTGCCACGCCATCCTTGTCCACCAGTAACCAGTTGTATTTTGTTGCTATAGTTGTCATTCGTGTATCTCCAAAAATTGATCGTAATATTCGCGCTCGAGCGTGTTCAAGAGGTTAACCGGCTTGATGTAAGCTGGGTTTCCGGTCATGCCCATGTAGGTCATGGCCTCTTCTTGTGCCCTGTGCATTGTCTTAAACTCGCCCAACAAGCGAGAATTGTGGTTAAAAACTAGATACATGAGCGCGCCTCCAATCGACCGCGGTTAAAAAGAAACACGGCCTTGTTTTTGTGTTCCTGATACTCGCGCGCAAGCATTCGTTGAAAGCGCGCCAGTTTAATGCGGTTTGTCTCAAAAAGATAACCGGCTTGTATGTAGTCAAACTCTGTATATTTCATAATTTCCCTTGTAGTTGCATGAGACCCCCTCTCGAGGGTTTCGGCCTCTCAGGCCTCATCAGTCATGCTTTTTTGAATGATCGCGTAAATTCGGGAAATCTCGGGCTCAGTCAAGTCAAGCTCGCGTGCAATTATTTGCTCGCTGGCAACGTGCTCAAGCGCGACACTTGCTATTTTCATGATGGCGATTAGTTCTTTTTTGGTTAAATTCTTCATGATTTCCCTTTTAGTGCATTAAGTAAGATACAGTTTTATTCGTCCAGCAAGCGCGACAGTCGCGACACTCGCCGGCTTGGCTGGGGGCTTTACAGGCGAGCCCTAGAGGCTTTTTAGTGTGGACGTTGGACGTTGTCACGCCTCGCACGCCTTCGAGGCTCTTGGGTACCTTCACGGCCTTGTCGGGATACATACCGGAGAGCCGGACAATCAAGTTTTTGGGGATTACTCCACCGGCTGAGATAAAGTCTTTGATGATCGAGTACTCGCGCGTTGGAAGCCAGTGTTTTGTTTTCGGCGTCAATTGTGCGATTTCTACGATCTTTTTAAAGTGTTCAAGCCCCTGAAGGTCGCCGGAATCGTGCCATCTAAAGTACTGATCCGAACCGATTAGAGTCACCATCGCGTCCACCCAGTGAGGATCATTGATTGAGTCTAATCTAGCAAATTGGGCGGGTTTAATGGTGTTCTGATAAAGTTGGTAGAAGCCGGAATTAGCGTAGCAGTAAAAACAGATCGATCCCTCAATTTGAGCCATTTTGAAACCGGTCGCGCACGCCTCGGTCGGTAGACTGTAAGACTTGCATGGCATCTTCGAGGTTTCGGTGAGCCCACCAGTGAGCGCGCTCGCCTCTTTTTTCAACATAATTACTCGCATGGCTTAACCCTCAATTAGTTGGTACATATTCCACCCGCACGTTACAACGTGCGACCCGCCCTTGATTAATTCGTCGATCATGGAGCGGTCGAAATCGTGCCAGCCGTCCCAATCGATAGGGTGGCGACATATCTCGCGCCAGCCGTGGCGCTCATGTTTTGCGTGGTAAGCGATAACCATGGTTTTGTTTCCTTAGTAGTTGCATAAGACTGGCACAAGTGCCAGTTTCGCCCATTAGGGCTCGTCAGTTATGCTACTTGGGGCTCGTATTCCTCCACCAGTTCGACCAATGCTTTCATGGCTTCTACGATGGTATTGAAGTGGCACTCTTCGTTGTTGAGGTCTTTGAGGTAATATCCGGTGATTGGGCCTGTTGAAATCCAAATGGAATAAATCAGCGATCCATATTCGTCCATGTCATCAACAATTTGATAGGAGTTGTTGAGTTCGCATGATTCGAAGTTTACGATTACATTGTTCATTTTTGTTTCCTTGGTTAGTTGCATAAGACGCCCTTTCGGGCGTTTCGTCCAATCAGGACTCATCAGTTATGCTTGGCAGTACTGGCAAGGGCAAACCCTCACATCTGAATTCTGCATGGGTGAAACCGCGGTTCTTGGCGTAAGTCAACGCATTGGCGCGCGCCTCGACCAAATCATTGGACATAAAGCCGGTAATGAGTCGACCGCGGTAGAAAAGATCAACACAGTATCCGCGCCCACCATAGGGCTGATATATTTTTAATTGAACGGTTTTCATTGGTTTCCTTAGTAGTTGTGTGAGACCGGCTCTCGCCGGTTTCGGTCAATCAGACCTCATCAGTCACACTGGTGGGCATAAAGCGCTTGAATAGGTCTTGGAAGGCCTGAATCAACAACCAGCGGTTGTGAGAGTCGGCGCATTGGTAGGCGTCGCCAATAGCACCGGCAAACGATCCACCGGATTCGCGCATGACCCTCGAGGCGGTGTGAAATGGGTCGTTAATGTCGAACCAGTGTTGCAGTGAGTCGAAACAGCGATCGTTGACGCTGACGCCGGTCAAGTCGCAAAGGAACATGGTTTGCTCACTGGTAGAGTGATATTCAATTAAGTTATCGATTGTTTTGAATTGTGAATACATAGTGTTGTTTCCTTAGTTGTTGTTGAAAATATGAGGCTCTGTTTTTGATACCCCATACCTTATATGTGGAAAAAATCGTGCCAGCGCTTGTAAGTTGTTGATTTATAAGGGAGTCTATTTGATTTTGGGGGTGATTGTGGGTTCAGACGTTTCGGTTTATACTCATGCAATCCAACAAGTTGGGGGTCACACACCATGCCGGAAACAAGTAAGCGCGCGCCAGTCAAAAGATTATCGAGGGCGCAAATCAAAGATACACTAGACAACACACCCATCGAGAGCATATTAGGTGTAAAACAACCGCTCACCAGTAAACAGAGAGAGTACGCGCATAAGGTAGCACAAGGTGTCATGAGTAAGAGAGAGGCATACAAGACAACGTATAACGCCCAAAGCGAGCATACACTGAACAATGCGCCTTATATGCTGGCGAGGGACTCAAGAGTGTCAAAAGAAATAGAGGCGTACAGGCTGGCAATAGAGGCGGAGAAACTGCGAACCCCCGTTCAACTGAAGGCTTTGCTAATCCACCAGCTAGTCAAGCATTCCATCGATGAGGACTTCCCACCAGCCCAGCGAATGAAGGCGCTCGAGTTGATTGGCAAACTCTACGAAGTGGGCGCCTTCGAAGAGCGCAAGACCACCACAGTGATTCATCAAAAGAGCGGAGACATCAAAGCCCAGCTACTCGAGCGCATCAAGGCGGTCGTTGATGTGAGCGCAAAGCCGGCGCGTACCGGAGGCGCGAGTCTACTGGCGGAGATTTCAGAGGCGCTCGACCCCACCC